GATGTCCTTGGTGCTGAATCCGCTCAGATCCACCTTCTTGATGCTGCTTCCGTTGCAGATGAAGAGGTTCTTCACATCCTTGTCGGTCTGCAGGTTGCCCTGGCCTACGCCCTTCATCACGAGCTTGGTAGAGCCGTCCTTCAGGTCGTGCTGCCAGAGGTCGTAATCATCCTCGAAGGCTGCCTGGTAGTAGAGCTTGTCGCCGTCTTTAGAGAGCACAGCATCGCCCATGTGCGAAGAGTTTGCGGTGAGGCGTACGATTCTGTCGCGGCAGTTTTCGATGTCCAGCTCCAGTGGCTTTACCTTTTCCACCTCTATCTTTCCGGTCTTCTTCTGCTTTTCGTCAGCTTTCTTTTTTGCCTCTTCCTTCTTCTCGTCTTCCTTCTTCTCCTTTTCGTCCTTGTTGGCGTCAGCCAGTTCTATCTCTTCCTTGCTCATGTTGAAGCGGTTGTAGGCGTCCAGGTCGAAGAACATGATGTAGGCATCGTCTTCAGCTCCCCAGCTTCCATGACTGCGGTAGCCGGCTCTGTCGCTCTGGAAGAGCATTGCCTTGCCGTCGAGCACCCATTTGCCGTTGCTGTCGCTGTAGCCGGAATTGGTCAGGTTGTGAACCTCTTTGCCGTCAGCCTTTACCAGCGCAATATCCTGGTTGTTCCAGCCGCCGTTGCCGATATAGGTTGAAAGGAGCCATTTGCTGTCTGGTGACCATTCGAAAGCGATGTCTCCATCGCTGTAAGAGTAGACGTATTTGCCATCGAGCACGGTGCGGATTTCCTTCGATTTCAGATTGACGATGCGGAGTGCAGCGCGGTCTTCGAAGAAAGCCACTTCCTTGCCGTCAGGAGAGTATTGAGGATACTGCGATGTAATGCCTGTTTTCACCAGCTGCTCTTCCTCGATATCGGTAGCGTAGGTGAAGTTCTTTTCTTTCTCGTTCTTGATCTTAGACTGGTAAATCTGCCATACGCCGTTGCGCTCGGCTGCATAGACCAGAGCTCTGCCGTCTGGCGAGAAGCTCAGGTCGCGCTCCTGCTGCGGTGTGTCGGTAATGCGCTTGGTAGTGGTGTATTCTACAGAAGTTACGTATACGTCGCCATGCATCACGAAAGCCACTTCCTTGGCGTCTGGCGAAACGGAAATCTCTGTTGCTCCCCAGCTTTTAATCTGACGTACGAGGCTTGGAGCGTCATTATCTGTTGTAATGGAGATGTTCACCTTCTGAGGTTCTCCACCTTCTTTCACGGTGTAGATTTCGCCATCATATCCGTAGCAGAGCAGGTCGGCGCTGGATGCAGTGAGGAATCTTACCGGATTGCCTTTGTGGTGGGTAATCTGCTTGTCGCTTGAACTGTTGAGGCTGCGGCGGTAGATATTGAATGTGCCGTCCTGCTCGCTCAGATAGAAGAATGATTTCTCGTCTGATGTCCATACTGGCGAGCGGTCTTCGCCGGCAAAGGTAGTCTGCTTGGCAAACTTACCGTTACTCTTCAGCCAGATGTCGCGTGCGATAGGTGATTTCTGGTGTTTGCGCCAAGGGTCTTCGTATCCCTTTTTGTCGTGGTAGAGAATGTCGCCGTTCTTGGCGATGCTGATATCCTCCATGGTGAGGGTAGAGAAGAGTTCCGGTCTTCCGCCCTTGGTGCTTACCTTATATACTTGAGGAAATGTGTTGTCGCCGAAGATGATGCTTTGGGCTGTAGGCTGCAGACTGGCTGAGTAGAGCACATGGTCGTTGTCTGCAAAGGCGATAGGTGTTTCGCTGCCGCTGTTGGTGGTGAGTCGGGTAGGAGCACCGCCTTTTGCATCGATTACAAAGATGTCGAGACTTCCTTCGCGGTTAGACTGGAAGGCAATTTTCTTGCTGTCAGGGCTCCATACAGGATGCGAATCGAAGGCTGCATGGGTTGTGAGCTGTCGTGCTTCACCGCCGTTGACAGAAACACTGTAGAGGTCGCCTTTATAAGCGAAGGCGATGGTTGTGCCATCGGGCGAGATGGCTGGGTAGCGCATCCAGAGCGGATGATCTTCTGCGCTGGCAGAGAGTGCTGCTGAGAGCAGGGCTACTGAAAAGATTAACTTTTTCATTTGCGTATGTTTTATGTTTGAATATGCGTTATAAAAATCTCTTCTCTTTTGGGGCCAGAATGCTGTTTCTTGCTCCTAACGGATGCAAAGGTAGTTATTTTTTGCGATATTTAAGCATAAAAAAAGAAAAAAGTGAGAAAAAGTTTGGTGTATTCAAAAAATATATGTACCTTTGCAGCCGCAAATAAGAAAAGTGGCTGATTCCTTTACTGGTTAGCTAGTTTGCGTTTTGAAAAGTGTTGGTTCCGTAGCTCAGTTGGATTAGAGCAACAGCCTTCTAAGCTGTGGGTCTTGGGTTCGAACCCCAACGGAATCACTTTTTAGGCGTAAAAACGCAACGTTTAGTCAAGAAAAAATCAAATAAGCAGTCTATATAACGTATTGAATAACAAATACTTATATAGATTGCTTTTTGTTTTTTTAAGAGATATGTCATAAAGATTGATTTTCTAAACTGGTTTAAAACTAGTTTAAACGCATTTTGGGTATAACTATCTGAATTACAATGGTTTGTATCATTCACGCAAATTGTTGAACGAAGGGGAGTGTTACAAAAATGATACCAACCTTCAAAATTTATGTTACCAAAATGGCAAAAATTAATTTAAGTATTTTTCACAATCGCCAGAAACGTGGAACCTCTCAGAAGGAAGTTTCTATCGAATTGTGCTTTAGTACAAAGGGTACGCGCAAGTATTATTCTACCGGTATCAAAGTGACAACAAATCAATGGTCTGATACCACAAAGAAGATAATCAAGCGCAAGGATGCTGATGAACTCAACAACTTATTGACTGCATACACTTCTAGGGCGCATGAGGTCATTGAGAAGTTGGTGAAAGAAGGAAATTATGATTTGAACGCTGTCATTTCCTTAATGAACGGAGAAGACGAAGGAACTTCTTTCATCGAGTACTGCGAGAGAAGACGTAATGAGCGTAAGGTGTGCGAGCATACCAAGAAACGCTACGATGTCTTTATCAAATTCCTAAAAACATGGGGGAAGATAAAGTCATTCCAAGACTGCAATGTGTCGAAGGTGCGTTCAATGGATGAGTATCTCCACAGACAGGATAAGGCTCAATGCACAATCTACGACTATCACAAGTATCTCAAGCTGTTCATCAATGATGCGATGATAGACGGACTTATTGAGCAGAATCCTTATAAGTTTCTGCCATTCCATATTGGCAAGGGAGAAAAGCAGTATGTTGATTGTGTCACAGAAGAGCAGTTTGCTGCCATCAAGAAACTGAAGCTCTCAACACCTCATATTCTCCATGCAAGAGATTTGTTCCTCTTTCAATGCTATACCGGACTTGCTTACTCTGACCTTGCATCGTTCGATTATACTAACTGCGAGGAGATTGGCGGCAAGATGTTCTATCACGCTAAGAGAACGAAAACAGATACGGATTTCGTATTCCAACTTCTCAAACCTGCTCTAGAGATACTACAGAAATATGACTTCAAGCTGCCTAGAATGACGAATCAGAAGTATAATGATTATCTGAAGGCGATCGGGCAGATGGTTGGAGTTGACAGACTGCACACCCACATGGGTAGAGCGACTGCGGCGACCTTATTCTTATCGAAGGGAATGCCTATCAACATCGTGGCAAGGGTGCTTGGGCACACTACCTTGCGCCAGACTACTAGATACGCACGTACATTAAATAAGGATGTACAATCTGCTTTCGATGCTCTCGAAGGCAAGATGTAACACAGCAAGGGGAGTCTTCGCAAAGAAGGCTCCCCTTTATTGTATCAGCCGACAAGGCTTTTGTCTCTTTCAGCAATCTTCTCGCTGATAATTTGCTTTAACTCCTTAACCACTCCTTCCTGTACTAGCAACTTTACTTTTGTTTCTGCTAGTTCTTTCAGCAGTTTTTCGTCCGTCTGCTTGTCTGCATCGTAAAACATACTGCCTCTGCCACAAAGTAGCCAATCTGCTGATATGTCTACGTATGTAGTCAGTATTCTGTCTATAAACTCCATTGAAGGCTCCTTTGTGCCGTTCAAATAATTGTTCGTAGCAGCAGGTTTTGCCCCGATAGCGTCAGCAAACCCTCTGTTAGTCAGCCTGTAATGGTCTCTTACCTCGTTGATTCTATCTCTTAATCCTTCCATACTGCTAGTGTTTATATTTGTGTAAATACGTAAATTAACTATAAATTAATGCCTATATCCTTGGATATTTGTCTACAAACATGTATCTTTGCATCCGTAAACGAGAACAAAACTCGTTCAAAACTTATTTATGGTGCAAATTTACAAAAAATAATATGAATAAAGTCGTAAAAATAGAAAAAATATTGATTGATAAAGATAAAATTCCTAAAATCATGAAAATTTTTGGTTGTGGCAAGACTACTGTCTACAATGCTCTTGCTTACCGGAGTAATAGCCAACAGGCTCAGGACATTCGTTCCTGTGCTCTGAATCGTTACGGAGCAGAGCCTGTTAAGGTGCCACAACTAGTGAGTGTGTAAATGTGTGAAATATTTGGCTGTTGAACTTTTAGATTAGTTATTCAGACAAAATGCGTTTTAAATTGGATATGCGTGAGCATAGAGTTAAACGATTGCTTAAGAAAGGTTCTTTTTCTTATTTGTAAACTGTCAATTCACTCTTGTGCGTGAGCATAGGAGTGATACATGGGAATCGAGCTAGCTCACTCGGAGTGAGCGGGGAAACCCGAGCAAAGGCGTTCAACTCGCCTCGAATCCCCAAAATAGTTTTGGAATATTGTTATTATAACATTCTTGAAATCGTTAGGTGTGGAGCGGTATAGACCCAGTGGCAATATAAGTTGTTTGCGTTGAATTCATGCGCCACGAACCAGAAGGAAATGTTGTGGTCGAGCATTCTACCAGCACCTTTCGTTTTATACCTTATTATATATAGCAGTTTCCGGAACAATCCCATTGCCCTTTTTGGACATAAGTTCTTTGACATATTGGAAAAGTGTAAAGTCGAATAGTGTTAAGTCATTATAAGGGAATGTGCGATTATTATTTCTATAAGTCCGCATCCCCGAGCATCAGTCTTTATGACTGATAGCTAAAGCGGTGAGCATGGCTCTTAAATTCATGGTAGCGCATGATGCCGTTATCCACCGATGGTGTAATTGGTTAGCACGCCCGAAACTGTTTTGTGTAAATCCTTAATACATTCTTATCAAATCGGGAAGTTGGGTCCGAATCCTTAAGGTGGACTATTAGGTATTTGTTTGTTGTGTATGATTATTCGCTGCAGCGGCAGCAAACATTGTTTAAAAAAAACTTTGACTATTACATGCTCGTCCGTGAGGATAGGCAGGTTTCTTAAACTTCAAAATCAATGGCTTATGATAGATTTATCCGAACCTACTCTCCACAAGTACCGGAGAAAGGTTCTCGAAATATACAGAGAACTCGAAAGAAACCCTTGGGCACCCTTAGGAATCTTCGAGTCAAAGCTGAGGAAAATAAATATCCTCAACTCGAAAATTAAAAATGTGTCCTCAGACATCGGAAAGCCCGAGGGCGAGTATTCAAACTTTACAAATGATAATTACATGCAATATGGGTTTAAAAAGGAAAACTCCTCTCAAGAGGACACCTATAAAGAAGACTCCTTGGGATAAAGCCAAGAAGGATCAAGAGAAGAAGAAGGCGAAAGCCGGACTTAGCAAAAGTAAGCTGAGAGACAAACTAGATGCGGTCTTCTCTAAATATATTCGACTGAAATATTCTGATGATAAAGGTTATTGCCGATGTATCAGTTGCGGCAAGGTTTTCCCTTGGAAGGAAATTCAAAACGGCCATTACATGTCGAGGCGTTACATGTCAACCCGATTCAGCGAAGATAACTGCCGGCCACAATGCGCGGCTTGCAATATTTTCAATCAAGGCAATATTCAGATGTATCGCCGTGCGCTTATCAAGCAGATTGGCGAACAGAGGGTTGACTTGATAGAGGCTAGGGCAAGAACTGAAAACAAGAACTGGTCACTCTTCGAGTATAATCAGTTGATAGCCTTCTATCAGAAGGAAGTAGACAGACTTCTTGAACAGAAACACTTAACATATAGCATATGAAAGAAAAGGTTTTAATTTCTCGTAAAAGACTTTACGAGCTTGAAAACATTGAGCTAAATTACAAAATGATGGAAAATGCAGTAAATATTGCTCAAGAACGAAGTGAAAAACTAGCCAAACGCAATATTGAACTTAGTAGAAGTGTTCATCGGCTTAGTTTAGAACATAAAGATCTCAGTAATCGTGTTGAATGTATTTCAGACCATAAAGCTAACTATCGTTCAAAAAATTATTTGGCAGCCTATACTGGTCAGATTACAGATGCAGTTTTGACAACTTTAAGTAGAGTTCGATTTGGCTTTTTTGAAACTAAAATCAAAAAAGAAGATTTACGGGAAATCGAAAGTGAAATTCGAAGAACAATACATAACATATTTTTTATATAATGAGTAAATCAGGTACAAAAATCAAAGTAGAATTGGTAACACAAGGGTGTTTCCCAACGAAGTCGTATGAGACGGATGCCGCTTACGACCTTCATTGCAGTAAGGACACGGAAGTAATTCCAAACAAACGCTTTTACGTTCCGCTCGGGTTTAAGATACAACTTCCATCAAATATGAAATTGCTGATTCAGCCACGTAGTGGCATGTCGGGCAAAGGAATGTTGTTAGATGTTTATTTTCCCTCATGGCTCCTACATGGCGACTATCTAGGCAAGGTCAGAGCAAACCTTGACGTGATTCTCGGTTTGATTGATTGCGGCTATGGCAAAGAAGTCCATGCTATCGTCAAGTCGGGCAGATGGAGGTTAAAGCATCGCATCATGCGTCTGCTCGGTTTCAAGTTCGTTATTCCTTATTCCCAACGCATCTGTCAGGGTGCCTTCACTTACGTTCCAGATACTAACTTGGAACTTGGCAAGGTAACCGGCACTCGTAGTGGTTTAGGATCAACAGATAAGAATTAGTTTTTAGCGTTATTTTTCATAAAATTGAATTTATTTTTTCCTGCTCGTCCGTGAGGATAGGCAGGTTTTTAAAAAACGAAATCATGAAAAAGAATATCAGACAGAATTTCTTCAATCATATCAAGAAGGTACTTGATATAGTTGACAAGATGGGGGATGAGGCAAAGCATTTCCGCTGCATCGTCCTCATGGGTGACAGGAACATTCCGAAGGCATACGCATTCATGCACGCATCGCCCGAAGACCTCAAAAACCTTATCTTGAACGCCATGCGAAATAGCGACCAGTTCACCTACGCTACAGCAAGAGCATTCGAGGAATACGATAAGGAACTGAGAGAAAAAGAAGAAACTTTAAACAAAGATAAAAATGAAGAAAATCCTATTCAAGACACTTAAATTGCAAAATTTCTGTGGCATCCGTGCCGGAGTCTTCGATTTTGGAGAAGACTTAACCGTTATCTCGGGAGACAATGGAAGAGGCAAGAGCACTATCGGCAACGCCATCATGTACACATTATTCGGTACTGATACCAACGGCATGCAGCTCGACATCAAAACCTTCGATGAGAATCACAATATTATCAAGGAGATAGAGCATTCATCCGAGTTGGTTATGTTGGTAGATGGTGACGAAATCTCGTTCAAACGAGTTCTAGCAGACAAGTGGAAAGGTGATAAATGCACCAATACCTTCAAGTACTATGTTGATGGAGAATTGACTACCGCCGGAGATTTCGACAAAGTAGTTAACAACATCTTTCAAGAAGACCCATTTGCGTGGTGTATCTGTCCTAATCTGTTCCTTGGTATGACATGGCAGAAACAGCGTTCATTCCTTCAGTGGTTGGCAGGTGACATTTCAGTCGAAGACATCACGAAGGGCGAAGAGAAGTATGATTATCTTGTTGAACTCCTCAAACAGAAAGATATTGATGCCATCCTTCACCACCTCAAGCACAAGCGTACAGAAGTTCAGAAGGAACTCGATGCGGTCCCTATCAGACTTGCCGAACTCGACAAGACCCTTCCACCAAAGCTAGATTGGGAGGCTCTAGAGAAAGAAAAGGCTTATCTCCAAGAAGCATTGGTAGAGATAGACAACAAGATTCAGCAGATTCGCACAGGTGGAGCAGACAGAGTTCGCCTTGACGGAATCCGCAAGAAGATTGAGTTTGCCGAGAAGCGCAAGCGAATGATGGAGCAGGGCGCAGATAAGGAGTCTACCGATAACATGACCAAGCACCAAAGCGATGTTCTCAACGCCAACGCAGCCTTCAATAAGGCAGAATCTACGGTTAATAACCTCAAAGCAGTCATGAGTGGCTATCCTACCACCGAGGTTCAGATAAACGCTCAGATTGAAGAGTGCAAGAAGAAGGTTAGCAACTTAAACAAGCGTAGCGATGAGATTGCCAAGCGCACTTGGAAATGGGATGATAAGGAAGGTTTCTGCCCTCATTGCGGTCAGGCTCTCCCTCTCGGTGATGTTCAGCTCCTTAAACAGGAATCTCAGAACCTATTCAATTCTCGCAAGGCAGAGGATATGAAGGAACTCAACAATGAGTTTGCCAAACTCCAAAGCGCATACACCGAACTCAACAAAGAGTTGGATAAACTGAATGATGATCGTCAGACCACCACAAACCAGCTTGTCAAGGCTCACCAAGTCCTCTCAGAGGCTGAAAAGCATAAGGCAGATGTTGATGCAGATGTTCCTAGTACCTACGAGGAGATTCTTGCCTCCAAGGAAGAGTATCAGCAGGTAGTGAAAGAGATTGGTGAGTTGCAGACAGAACTCGACAAACCATCAGATAACAACGAGGATAACGACAAGTTACTTCAATCACTCGCTGAAGAGCGAAAGCCGCTCGCTGACAGATACGATGAAGTCCTCGAACTCCTCGCCTCAAAAGCATCTTACGACAACACGATGGCTCATATCGAAGCAGCGCAGAAGGATAAAGCCATCTTCCAGGAGCAGCTTGATGATATTGATGATAAACTCAACATCACAAACGAGTTCTATCAGTTGTCTTGCAAGGCTCTCGAAGATAAGGTTAATCAGCACTTCCGTTTCGTAAAATGGAGTCTGTTCCTTCCAAAACTCGATGGTGAGAAAAAGCCTTATTGCGAATGTTATCACAATGGTGTGCCTTACAGCCGCCTCAATGGTGCTGCAAAGGTGAATGCCGGAATCGACATCGCGCGCACTATCGGTCAGTTCTATGATGTATCGGTTCCTGTTGTGCTCGATGAATGCGAAAGTGTAAACCATCCGCTCAGCACAGGCGGTCAGCAAATCCGACTAGTTGTATCAAAGGACGATAAACTGAAGGTTGAGCATTTTGCTCTGGCAACAATGGATTGAAACGCATCATGCAAATCAAGACTAAGTTCGATATAGGTGATGCAGTCTATCTGCTCGATGGGTACAAAATCCGACGTGCAAACATCGTTGGCGTATTCTTTCAGCAGATAGGCGAGGCACCTTGCTCTATTCAGTATAAGTTCGCCGTATTCCCAACAAGGAAAGAAAGCGAAGTGTTTAAAACAAAAGAAGAATTAATCAAACATATAAGTAAATAAAAAATCATGGCAGAAACTTTAAAATTAGAAATGTTGGTTGACAAGGACCTTATCAAGGGAACTCTAGCGTTAGGAGGAGGCATGAAGGACGGAACGGATTCGAACCGTATAAAGAAGTGGTTAGATAACCACGATAGCGTAGAGGTTGATCCAAAAGAACTTTTTCCGGAAAGTGGTGAAATCAACCTTGCTTTGGGAACTATAGCCTTGGCTGGTATCGCTAAGGAATTAATCAATCATAAAGAAGAGGAGAAGTAATCATGGTAGAAACAGCAGTAGCAAAAGCGCAGCCTTCTCAGAAGGCAGTAGCAGTTAAGAATTTTCAGGCGGTAATGAACAATAGTTATTACCAAAGCCTGTTGCAGAGTTCACTAAAGGAGAACAAAGGTGCTTTCTGTACCTCACTTATGGAAATCTTTTCATCCGATGAAAAGTTGCTCCAGTGCAAACCGAATGATTTGATGGCAGAGGCTCTGAAAGCAGCCTCCCTTCGCTTGCCTCTCAATAAGCAGCTAGGACAGGCGTATCTCCTTCCGTTCAAGAACAAAGGAGTAATGACTCCTACGCTCGTTATCGGTACAAAGGGTTATCTCCAGTTGGCTATGCGTACTGGCAAGTACGAGACAATCAATGCTGATGTCGTATACGAAGGCGAGTTCAACCATTACGACAAGGTTACAGGAAAGCTTGACCTTTCGGGCGCTCAGATTTCAAATACTCCAATCGGCTACTTCGCCTACTTCAAGAAGAAGGATGGTCTTACCAAACTTCTCTACATGACCCTTGATGAGGTATGCCGGTATGCAAAGCAGTATAGTCCTACCGTTAAGTTCAGCGAAAAGGTTGATGCTGAGAAGCTGAAGGAAATGGCTCTCAAGCAGGCTGCCAACGGAAGTGGCGAAGGCGTAGGATGGTATTCCAACTTCGAAAGTATGGCCATCAAGACTGTTCTCAGAAGACTCCTGTCGAAGTGGGGAGAACTCTCTATCGAATCAAATGACATCACAAACCTTGATGAGGCTCCTTCTGCCATCGTTCAGCGTGATGAGGAATTTGCCGAGGCAAAGAACGTTATTACGGTCAATGCTGATATCGGTGAAGTCGTGAATGCCGAGGAAGTACATGATGAGCAGCCACAGGCTCAAAAATTTAGTTTGAGTTAAGTATATTATTTTAGTGAATTAGATTATGAAATTAAATGTAACTGTAGATTTAGACGATATTGAGATTGGTGACTTTTATGAAGATGGTGATTTAACTCTATCTGAAATAATAAAGAAAGAAATCATCAGTCAGGTCACTACTAATGTAAGAAAAGCTGTCCTTGAAAAATATCATGAAGATATAGAGGTAGCTGTAGAGAAAAATGTGTCAGAATTAACCGAAAAGGTTCTTAAAGGTTTTGAAAATAGCAACGAGACATTTGAGTATACACCAAGATATAGCAGCAAACCTGTGGTGACAACAATTAAAGACCTCGTAATGAATTACTTTGCAAAAGAGGTTGAAAGTTCTAGAGTCTCTGACAGCGTCGAGCGTATTGCTAAGGATTTTGTTACAGAGCTAAAGAATCGCTACGACATCACTTTTGCTTCTCTTATTGTTAAGAACATGAAGGAGCAACATTTGCTTGCTGATGATAGGTTGACAGAGCTTATTAAGAAAGAATAGTATGAAGTTGATAGTAGTAAATAGCAATAGTCAAGGCAATAGCTACGTACTGGAGTCTAGTAATGGTCAACAGCTCTGTATAGAGGCAGGTCGTCCTTTGCAGGAAGTAAAGAAAGTTGCAAACCTCAAAACATCAAAATGCGTGGGAGTGATTATCAGTCACTCCCACGGCTGAAAGGCGATCATGCAAAAAATGCCAAAGACTTTCTGAGAGCAGGAATCGATGCTTACTCTACCGAAGAGTTATCCGAGAAATGCAAGGGAGTAATGGCGATGTTTAAAGAACAGACCTATCATCTAGGTGCTTTCAGTATCACCCCGATGAAGGTAGAACACGATGTGCCTTGTTTCTCTTTCCTCATTCATCATCCGGAAATGGGAACCATGATGTTCTTCACCGATTGCTACAATATGGAAAATGTAGTTCAAGGCTGCCGCTACTTCTTGGCAGAATGCAACTATGATGATTCTCTCCTAGAGAAAGCCGTAAACGAAGGCAAGACGATAGTCAGCCAAGCCGACCGCATCCGTCTTTCCCACATGAGTCTGGCTCACTCTATCGAGTATCTCAACGAATGCAAGGCAGCCAATACCGCAAAGCGCATCGTCCTCATTCATGGTTCAGCACGCCATCTTAACCCCGATGTTGCCGTAAACAAATTCCAGCAGGTCCTCGGTGTTCCAACCGACTATGCTTGCAAGGGTTTAGTAATCAATCTAATGTAATTATAATAATATGAGTGTATACAATCCTAATGATCCTCGCGACTATCTGAGAATCGTGAAGGAAGTCCAAAAAGCCAAAGAATGTGGGTACAATATCGAACTGAAGAAGTTTCACCCCATTCAGACCGACAAGCAGTCCAGTTATCTTCACTTCATGATTAGCTATCTCGCCCTAAAACTAGGGCAGACCTTCTATGAAACGCTTCGTGATATTCAGCGCAACGTTTGCAGCTACATCTTCTATACCGATGAGGTAGACAAGACAGGCAACCGCAAATACAAGCCTCTCACTTCCCTCAACACAGCAGAGGCTAGCAGCGTTATCCGAAACGTGATAGATTATGCAAATGTCCGCAGCATCATGATTCCGGAACCCGACGACCAAGTTGGTTTGCAGTATTGCAAGCGAGAACTCGAGAACTCGGGTGCCGGTTGGGTATAAATCATCAAAATCATCTAGCTTATGAAAACGTTAAAGGAAATCCATTCGGAGGCAAATAAATATTCGGAAAGCGAACCTCTTAAAGATGCTTTTGTAGCCGGTGCAAGATGGGCGCTTACGGGTAAGTATTACAAGCCTTCTGAGTTGTTCAACAATAATGCCGAAGTGGAGACGGTAGACTTGGAGGTTGAAGAAGAGCAAAAACAGATGTTGGTCTTCGAACCGCCTTTTGAAGAATGGTGGAATGCCTACAATAAAAAACGAGGCCGCAAGAAGGCAGAGGCTAAGTGGAAGAAGCTAAGCTTAAATGATAAGGTAGCTTGCTTGAAAGCAACTCCTCTCTATGTAGCATCTACGCCCGACCCTGTGTACAGAAAAGACCCACTCACTTATCTTAATGGTGAGTGTTGGAATGACGAAATTATCCAAAAGCAAGATTATGAACAACAACGAGCTGTCAATCTCGCAGCAAAGGCTGCAAGAATCCTTGGTTCCGATTATCAAGGATAAGCCGAACTATGTTCGCCCATCTTCCTTTACGAGTGCTATATGTAAAAGTACAACCACCTTGCTCAGTGTTCAGAAGCAAGGTGGCTTGCGTTCACTCGTCGGATGGGTAAAGGGCAGGCTGATAGAACTCTTCACTTTTCTTGGAGTCTTCGATATAGTCACGGAGTTTCAGGTACAGATGCTTGCAACGAGATTATGCGCAAAGTACTATTATTGGACTACAACAGAACTCGATTATGCCTTTATTAGGATAATGGAAGGCAAGTATGGAAAATTGTATCAGTATAAGCATGAATACAAAGAAAAATCCTGTACTACTATCAATCCGCAAGATTTAATGATAGCACTTGATTCATACGAAAAAGAACTTTTGCTAGAGCGTGGAAGGGTAGAGGACGAGCGCAGAAAAGAAGAAGAGCGACTGAAAGCGATAGAGGATGCAAAGAAACCTCATGGCATAGAGGCATGGAGAAACTACTGCAAGTCGAAGGGTTTAGACCCCGATACGCATACATTACCATCCGTCAGCCTCCACGATGTCAATAAGGAACTGAATATCCAAAATCCTGGAAGAATGACAGATTTAAGATAAACAATTAAACAAAATGAAAGTTATGAATACAATTCAAACAGATGTTATCATTGTGCTATCTATCCTGTGGTTGGTAGCTATAGCAATCATCGTTGCAGACCGAATCAAATACCGCAAGTACTATTCAAGCAAGGGTAAGATGGTGGTCCTTCGCATCAACAATCCCGATGTACGGGACCGCCTCAACTCAGAGGGCCTATCTCTCTGCCAGTGTGCTTACTACAACACCCACAAGTATCTCTACACCATCGAAGGTGATCGTATCTGTGGCTTTACCGAAGAATGCACCCATCTGATAGAAGATGCCATCAAAAACCATCAAGAGGTAATTGATTGTGATATTGATGTCAGTAAGTTTGTGAGCGAGGTCAAAAAGCTGCAACAGGAGTATGAAACTAAAGAGGAGGAATAAGTATGATAGACGAAAGAAAAATAGAAGAAGCTGCACGACTTGACGATAAAGAATACTACGATAGATTATCGGATAATGATAGATGCTTCTTCGAGTATGGTTTTAGACGTGGATATAATCGAGCTTTGAAGGATTTGTGGCATCCTGCTAGTGAGATACCAAGTGAAGAAAAACCTTTAATAGTAGAGTATAGTATTACAGATACTATTAAAGATTATGCATCATTAAAGAGGTTAAATAATAGTTATGTTTACTGGGATTGGGTTTCTTATGTTGAAAGCGCAAATATAACTCGGTGGCTCTATATTGATGATTTACTGCCAAAGGAAGGAGGTAATCAATGAAAACATTTGTATTTGATATAATGCTCGACGGAAGATTCATCTGCACGTTAAAGTATAAATATTGTGCGCTCTTCCCGATAGATTTTGAAGAACTAAAGAAGTTCATTCTCAGTAAGAAACCTTCTCTGAAAGGAAAGGACTATAGAATTGCGTTTTGATTATGAAAGAGCTTAAAGTTGGAGAAAGAATCACTCTTGAAGCAGTTGAGCAATATGGTTGTAGAGGTTGCTTCTTTGAGGATAATCCAGTATGTATAAAATTTGCATGTTGTGAAGGTGTACGCTCAGATGGAAAATCGGTAATTTTTAAAGAAGTTAAGGAGTAAAGCGTATGGATAAGTTATATATTCCTAGAGATTTGGTATATTTTGGAGGAGAAAAGGCTAAGGTATGGTTCTGTAATCCAAGTGCCGATGATTCTATTTATGTTAGAGTTATAGAAAATGGAGGAGAAAATAGAATATGGAATGCTTCACTTAAAGAGGAAATTAGCCCTATTCCACTCACTCCTGAGGTTCTAGAGAAGAATGGATGGAAAATTGAAGATGTAAACCCTAATGATTTAAGTAATATTGTGAGTAAAGGAATCATGTATAGAGCAATTAAGAACAAAGAAATACTTTTCTTTCAGAAAGGAGCATCAGTTTTTACTTGTCCTTTGAATTGGAGAAAAATAGAAATCAAATATGTTCATGAACTCCAGCACCTTCTCTTCGGTTTAGGACTTAATTCAGAAATGGAGGTGTAGGTATGGCATGTAGAAGTAGTTTAGGTTGTTTTGGATGCAAGTATCTAGAACATTATTACTATAGCACAGGAAATATGGACTGTAAACTCAAAGGTCATATAACTTTGGGATTTGGAGATGATATGGGATGTGAAAAGTATGAAAGTAAAGTTTAACGCCTTCGGGCATAAATAGTAGTAATATGGATATTGTACCATCTTGTTTTTGCTGTAAGCATATGAAACTAAAAGATAGTTTTTATTGTGATGCTTATAATAAAAAAGTAGAAGAATCAGATTGCCACAATGATGATAATCCAAAATTTGAAAGTGTATTTGAATAGTAACTAACCATCCTCTCCTGTAAAAGGGAGAGGGTAAAAAGAAAGAAGAATATGATTACAGAAAAGTTAATAAAAAAGGTGCTACGTAAGTGGTTAAAGAAGAAATTGTATATCAATGCTCCTATTAGCACAAACATAGCACGATTTGAATGGGTCTATAACTCACACCTTAAAGAGTGGAGAGATAGAATGTGGGTAATTAAAAACTGCCCAGAAAATAGAGACAAGTGCCTTAATGAGTATCTTTACTCATAGCTTTTGTTAATCAATTCCACAAGGTCATAGAACTGCATCTTGGTCGTGAAAGTCTCACCATTAGATAACTTGATACAGCTATCACCATCCACCTCAAAGAAAGAGACAATGTGGTCTGGGTTAATTGCACGGGTGTATGAATTATCATACGACTTCAAAGTAATTAAATTTTTCATATAAATGTAATTTTTAAAATTAAGCGGTACAAAGATAGTAATAATATTCGAGAAGCAAGCAATTCTTTAGGTAATTTTAAAATTAAGCACTTTATTTTATCTGTGCTTGCTTCTCACTTTAAACATATATAATATGGCAAACAAGAAACAATATAGAAGTATGGATAAGAAAGAGAAATTAATCAATAGTCATATTGATAAGGCTATAGGCTATTCAGATAAGGCTCATTACGAGTTGCAAACGTTCTTCCATTTGTTGGAACAGATGGGGAACCCCTTATCAAAAATGTAAAAATATTAAAAGAATTATAGAGTATGAAGAAGCAAATAATCTTAGACGAACAAGATATTAACGAATTTCACGAGGATGCAGACCATCTATGTTGGATATACGACAGAATGGTGCTCGGTCATAACGAAAACGAAAAATTCGATTATATGCGCCGCTTTTTCAAAATAATCAAAAAGTTAAAGAATTTATAGTTATGGATAAATCAAAATTACATTCATCATTACTCTTCCTGATGCTAAAACTGGAAGAGGCAAAGAGTAACCCGATGTCTGACAAGAACTTTGTTGCTGCATTGACAGAAGTGCTCAGATATTTCCGTGACAACGGAGAGTTAAAGAAAGCCTATGAAAGCCAAAAGGATTCTTTGGCAGATATGGCTAATAGCCCTTGGGCGAAACTGGTAATTGGCATACTTACCTCAAAAATGCAAGAAGACAAAGTTGATGCGGAGTTACCAGACATTGATTCTCTAATAAAGGAGAGTTCTTCTGATGAGTTCATCGAAAAGAAAATCAATGATGTTCTTGGTGATGATGGTGTAGAACTTAAAGAAGAATAATATGATATTCTATAGATTTGGCGAAATACCTAAAAATGAGAAATCATGTATTTGGAAAGGTGAAGAAAAAGTTGGGGAAGAATTAGGAGTTTCGGTTTATGAAGCTCATAAAAACATTAATGGGTTATATTCTCCAGTTTTACCTATGCCTACTAATACGAGCGCACTTGATACTTTTCTCCATTTAATAAGATATTATAGTGGAAAGAAATATTTAGTAACAGGTGATGTTCTTCCATTTGTTGGAATGGATGGGGAACCCCTTATCAAAAATGTAAAAATATTAAAAGAATTATAGCTTATGAAAACAGAAGAATATGTAAACGTTATCAGAAATATGCGGACATTCTGTAATTTTGTAGAAGACGTTTACCCCGACCAATATAGATTTGTATGTCAGCAGCATGATATTCCAGAGCGTGAAGCGATGGATATGTACGGCTATCTTCGCAAGATAGCTTGCGGACAGTATTGGTGCGTAAATGATAAATCAGATGGATATTTCTACACCATGGTAAGCATGGCGCAGGAAGCTCATAAACTGCACGTATTGAATAGCATCATCAAGAACGTACCCACCAACAACGGCGAGAAACCAAATATCCTCGCAATCTTTATTAAGAATGGTGAGTATTTTCAGCATGAGTTTGACCTGCAATGGCAGACTACGTTTATCGAAATAGCCGAAATGATAAAAAACGGCTACAAATTGGTGACTATTGCCCGTCAGGTAGATGATGTTGATGCCAAGGACTATGTAGGCAAGAACGATGGTAAGAAATCGAATATCCCTATCTACGATGGCGATGTGATGCTTTGCTATGTCAGTAAGCCGGAATGGTGGAGCTCTGATTGTAAGAGAAGCGGTCTGTATCTATGCAAGGATGGTGTTTATTATCGTCTCGTCTATACTCCTGGTAAGGGTTACGTAAGGCACGATAAGCCTGATAAGGATGAGGACTTTGAGTTAGATATTGAAAAGAATGCCTTCAACAGTTACGTGATGACTATGAGTCAGAAATGGTATAAGCTGGGTAATATCCACGCTAGTATCGGATTTTTGATTGAAAAGCAAGAATATAAAAAAGAATAGCGTATGAAACAAAGAATATTAGATATGTGTTGCGGATCTCGTATGTTTTATTTCGATAAGCAGGACCCACAGGTACTTTTTACCGACATAAGAGAATATCACGACACATTATGTGATGGACGCAAATTAGACGTACAACCCGATATGATAGCCGATTGCACTAATTTGCCATTCGAAGATGAAACATTCGATATGGTAGTTTTCGACCCTCCTCATCTGCTAAAGGTAGGACAGAACTCATGGCTATGCAAGAAATATGGTAAGCTGCCCGAAAATTGGCAAGCATTCATCAACGATTCTATCCATGAGGGCATGAGAGTACTGAAAACAAACGGAACGCTCATTTTTAAGTGGAACGAGCAGCAGATAAAGGTTAGTGATGTGCTAAAGGCTATCACCGATTACAAACCTATATTCGGACATCGTACCACCATCAAGAACCAAACTATTTGGATGGCATTCATGAAATAAATAACCAACAATCCCCACCCAGCTATCACAGCCGAGTGGGGATTTCTTTTGTAATGAAACAATCTACTACCTAATTAACACAACTAATAAACATGAAAAAAAGTAAAATCTATACCAATCTATCTACATATTTATCTAAATCTTTTTCGTACCAAACCAGCTCGGTCCATCCTTTCCGCTTTTTACCCTTTGGCAGCCTGCCTTCTTTCACAAGGCGGTCAAAGGTAGCCCTGGAAACATGAACATAGCCGCATGCCTCAGCCTTGCTGATAGGCTCGTCCTTATTAGCGATGCGGTGCAGAAAATCTAACATGAAAGCATTTTGCTGTTTGTTAGTTAAGCATCTTCCGCTCTGAATCCGCTCATGAAATTCCATCAGGAGCGAATCAATCATCTGCAGTTCTTCGCTAATCTTCGCCATAAGCTAGCACTTTTTGTTTCTGTACCAGAGAGTGAACCCAATCGCGCAAGCCGCCAGTATAAACAGAAAGGCGATATAGCATCTGCCCAGTGACATCAGCCTTTGTTCGTTCTTCGTCAGTTGTCGCTCTATAGGATAAGGCACGGAGACTGAATCCGTCTTGATGATCGTGTCCGTCTTCACCTTATATATATTATGATACCGGTCCCGGTAAACCACCTTGTTATGGAAAACCGTATCACCTTTCTGAAAAACATACACCGAATCCTTCATGTAGATACTATCCAACTTAGCAAAAGTATCAGTTCTGCATACGTATTCTGTTCTAACAGAAGGAACCTTGATATACTCCTTCGTCTTGCATCCTGTAAATGCCAATAGGATAATTCCAATCACCAAGCCGATGCAAGCCCATTTCCAAAACCTTATGTCATACCATTTCATAAGCTATATCTCTTTGTATTCAACTTTAGCGTCAAAGCAAGGGCACTCCTTGATTCTCTCCCAAGGATCCACCACGCCGTTATGGTTCCTGTCGGGCGAAATATCCCTATGCCCCAAGATTTCAGCATCCGGATATTTCTTCTTCAGCTGAGTGAGCAGAGTGATAAGCGATTTCTTCTGCTCCTCAGTTCTATTGTCTACCGCCTTTCCCTTCTTGTTGATACCGCCAACATAAGCCACATTGATAGCTGTAGCATTATATCCCTTCACGCCGTTGCTAACCATTTCTACCGGCAGCATCTGGTGAATCCCACCATCAGCAGTAATCACGTAATGATACCCTGGATTATTCCAGCCTTTGCGCTTAAACTCATCCCAAAGTTCCTTCACACACCATTTCTGAGAAGAGGCAGTGCAATGAACAAAAATTCTTTTAATCAGTCTCATTTTTTCTCCTCCTTTCCCTGCTCCTTCATAATCTCAGCAAAAGCCCTAGCCAAGTCTTCTTTATTTTCTAAGAGTATGCTGAAAGAACGTTCCTGCTTCCGTATCTCAGCCTTCTGCCAGCTTTTCTCCCTTACGCTTACAAATTCACAGAACACGCAATAGCCTGCCCATATCATAGAGAAGACAGGGAAGGGGAGAACCGTACAGGCTATCAGGTCTATGCAGACCGTCACCATGAAGGGAGAAAAGTATTTCCTCGCCTTGTCGCAAGTCTTCTTGAATCCTGTACTTGTCGTAGCCAGCCCGTTCTCTTTCGCTTTCTTGATACCGAAGAACAGGTCCACGCCCATAGAAATGATAAGAGCACCCATGCAGATGACAATAACCAATGCCGATCTGTACAGGTGCTCTTGTAAAAATGTATGTACTATCTCTGCCATATACCATTATTTATGATTAATGGCTACAAAGATAAAAGGCTTTTCAATAGCTTTTGCCGTGTTCCAACTTAGCTATTCATATACCACCAGATTTTATCTGTAGGGTGGTTTGTCGATTCGTCACAGAGGAAACTGATAGCCAGTTCCGAAATCCTTTTTCTTGTGGTATCTTTGTTCTTCGACCATTTGCCCACCACGTCTATATGGTCAGCATACATCTTATTCATCGTTACCGCAAAATCCCAGAAGTTGTAGTCCGGTATGTTCCAAGATAGCCGGTCATAATCATCCTTCAATTCATCAAACCCGAAGTAAGGAGCATACTTTTTGTGAACATCATCATCAAAATAATAGATGTTGGCGATGCAGGCTCTGCCCAGTTGCTCGTCAAAGTGATGCTTCCTTTCCATCCAGTAAAGCAGATTTCTCTGCACAATCCTCTCTTCTTCCTCTGTAAACCCGCACTCATCGTTTCTTAGCATCCCGAAGGCAGATTCTGCTATTCGATAGAGCGATTTTGATAAATCCATAAGCGTAAAGCATTAAAGTGAATATGATAAACACATGGTGCATCTCCAACTGCTCGGGAGTGATGAGCCAGTGCTGATAATACAATCTGATAGCGTTGATACCGAAAAAATAGAAGAACGGAATGCGGAAAATCCAGCAGTATCTGAAGAAGAAACTTACCGGTATCATGGTCAGTGGCATATAAATGTATGCCAGTACATAAATCCAGATGATGCAGTTTCCGTTGAAATCGGTATCTACAACTGTTGGTCTAGGGATAGTGCCCATAGTCCCATACGCCGTACCAGTGACCTAGCATCAATGGAATGGGTGCCCACTTTGCTAGAAGTTCATAGAACCTCCAAATCTTCCTACTCAATAAGCCTTCCATAACTAAGGCTTTCTCCTCTTCCGAGAGAGGTGTTTCCTGTTTTGTTCTCATTTTGTTATGATTTTATGGTTTAATTTTACTTTTTGCTAACTTTTTCTGAGATTTACATCTCATTTTGCTACAAAATTAAACTTTTTCTTTCGTAACACCATGAAAATCTGTCTAATATTAAACTTATTTAAATCTTTATGTTCTTATTTGGTCATATTCTAAATAATATGTATATTTGCAGCATCTTAATGCAGCATTTATATGGCAAGAGCAAATTACGAATTGATTGACAGACAGAGGGATGATCTGATGAAGGCGTATCGGGAGATAGCTCCTAATTGCCATTCTCAACAGGAGGCTTGGGAAAAGGTGGTTCATTCTCCTGCCCCCAGATACTATGTTTCTCCCAAAAGAGCTTGGGATATACTCCGCAGAATGGCAGTCGGCGATTTCTCAAAGGTGGATAGCATGAAGCCGATTCGGCAGAAGTTATACTATACGCTGTTCAATAGGATGAACGAAATGACGCAGCGAAAGGAATTCGTGGGCAAATCTTTATGGTTTATCTGCCAGTTCCTTGTTTCTGAGCCTGCACCCGAGTTCTTTATCCAGCCAAGTAATCTCAAATTCATTTTCGCTTACTATAAGAAGTATGGAAAAAATTACAGAGAAATGGACCTTCGTAAGAAGAAACTTTCGAACAAAGCTGGTGCTTAGCATAATCTGCCTCATTCTGTGTACTTGGCATGTCGGTTTTTATCCCGGTTGCCCATGGCAGAATCATATCCTGTATAGCTTCTTCCATGTCAACGGATTTCATCTTGCCGTAAACCTTCTGGTGCTTTGGCAGATAAAGAACGATATGAAACCAGTCACTTCTCTGGCTGTTGCCTCTGTCGCTAGTCTGCTGCCCATGTATGTTAGTCAGCCTACAATGGGGCTTTCCGGTTTCCTATTCGCTTCCTTTGGTTTGATGTGGGGTAGGACAGGACGATGGAAAGAGGCATTAAAGAAAGCGATGCCGTTCATTCTGTTCACGATGATCCTGAGTAATGTCAACGGACTTCTGCATCTTTACTGCTTCGTATTAGGCTATATCGTAGCATATTGCGTAAATAATATCAAAAACAGATAACACACATATAAGAAGAATCATGTTTTTAAAAATGTATTTCATAACTCATTTTAAAGGCGACCACTCGTGATGAGCAGCCGCCTTTTTCATGTTATTATAAATTAGCGCGTATGAAAGAATTATCTCATTTTGTCTTCTCGTCTGCTTTGTACCTCTACTATACTTCCAGCAAAGGAATCAGCAGCCTTAAAGTTCTGCAGCGTATACTTGAAAGTAAAGTACTTCCAAGGCTTACCAGCCAAGCTTGGCAGCTTGCACCAGTGCTTGCAGTCGTTACTTCCGTATATCTCCAGCCCAATCGTACCTTCGTCCGAATCAAACAGATGCTTCACCGCTCTCAGCGATTTCAACGTCATGCTGCCGCCCAGTTTCAAAGGTCTGGTAGTAAATGACCCGCTATAGCTTTCCGTATCTTCGTTGATGTCTGGCTTTGACGTGAGTGAATAGACGTTTCCGTTAGTATCTTGTATCAGATTATCCGGATAGTCATTCACTACCGCCTGTGCCTCTATGCCGCTATTCACCATCGAGAAGGTCTTATCCACCATATTATATATGTATTGGTATGATTTCCCTTTGCTGAATATTCTCAATATGGAGTCTCTGTAATCGTAGGCGATAAGGCATTCTTTCAGGAAATCCAGGAACTTGCCTTCACCGAAGGTTGCAAAGTTTCTCGGCGCTCTTCCCCTCATCTGTTCACTTATGCAGGCTACGCTTCCACCGCTTGCCGCCATCAGTCCTTTCTTTGAAGCAAAGAACACAAGCCTGTCCGTCGGCACCAGTGGCGAATCCTCATTACATACCTCTCTTGATATTGGATAGGCTCTACTATATAGTCCTTCTGAGTTAACCGACAAGCCGTAGATACCTTCGTCCGTAAATACCATCAATGGATATTGACCGAACTGACCTTGACTTACCGCCTCCGTGTTGGCAATAATTCCGAGTATCTTTCCGGTTCCAACCGTATTATCTCCCGATGCCTCAAATACAAATGGGTTATTGACTACTGAGGTGAAAATCTGAGAGTTCAGATCTTCTATTTCATTTTCTATACTAGGTAAGGAAATATTATCTTCCCACCCAATAGTATTATCTGGTAGAGCCATTTTATAAGAACCATTTAATAAAGGGTGAGGCTGCAACTTACTCTTAATTCCTCTATTATTCTTAACATTATATACAATAACTTCGGTAGCATTTGGGTCAGGGTAGAAAAACCATCCGTTTAGCGTACACTTTGGAGCCTTACCTTCTTTAGATTCTACCCAACGTGACATAGAGCCAGATTCGATATGAACATAATATTTATAAGAATCAATATCTTCACCTTTTAATGCGCAAAAAGAGCTAAACCCTTCAAACGGACTTCTGTATACTCCGATAGCGTTTAATCTTCCATTGTATGGATACATTTTTTTAAAAACATAATGTGCCCATCCGTAATAATCATCCTTTTTTAGCTGCTCCTGCGTTTCTAATGTTGATAGAACGCCATCATCTATTTTGAGAGCCGAGCTTATCCCATCTACATCTTCCGACATCACGTTAAGTTGCGATATTTTATAGAACACAGTATCTTTCTTTAATTCTTCTGCTATTTTATCCTTCTTTTTTAAACTAGGTATGATTCGCATACTTGGCTCATCCGTATAACCATCTCTGCTATATTTATGTTCAGTATAATTGTCAGGTCCAACATCATCATTCCATGTCATTCCATAAACCTCATCAAGGTACCCGAATTTCCAACCTTTTTCTAATTTATAAGGCATTACACCCTTTGTGGCAAAAAAAACGATTTCTTTTACAATATCAACCCAGTCTTCTTTTTGGGGTATTGATACAGCCGCTGTTAGACTTGATCCATACAAGGTAAAGTAAGCTGTTGTGTTTCCAATATGCGAATGATGGTTTCCTGTAACACATGGGTAACAAATCACCGGATTTGAAATCCTGGCATAAGTCCCATCAAAGAGACGTAAGGCATACCTTGCATAAAAAGGAAAGCAGAAAAGATTTTTTTCTTTTGCTTTATTTATAATAGATGATACATGACCAACAACAGCATCTTGAAATAAGTTTTCGTTGTTATCATTATCGTTTGTTATAGCATAAGCTTCGTAGTCTTCTTCTTTGACAGGAGTATTGTCATTTATCGTAACCGTTTGCTCTCCGAAATCACCACTATTCTTTATATATATCAACTTATGTATTTTACATACATTTCCAAAGTCGTCATAGCTTACTTTAAGTGTTTTGTGATTAACAAAACCTTTATATCTGATAGGTGTATCTGCTTCAATAGGCGTACTTGGTGATAGAGAAAACACCACATTAGGTGTAGGAATCTCTGTACCTAAATCTTTATACTTTCCACCTTTAAATAGCAGATAATGCAAGCCTTCATTTGTTGCAACAGCAAGTGTATTGCCTATACTTTTTACGTCATAAACGGTTCCTACATTGAAACTTTTCGTTACTCCATCTGGTGGGCTTACAATATTTCCACTATCATCTTTGGTATACCAGTATATATTCGTCGTACCATCATAGGCAATGATATTCTCATAGTCTGCCATCTTGTGAACGTACATTATCTTATAAGGAACGTTGCCAATACTCACCCCTTTCTGTACCGCCTTCATTTCTCCATCCTTAAAGATAAATCCGTCACTCTCCAGCAGTTCAGAATCATCTGAAAGCAAGTCGCTAGGCACATTCGTCATGCCCTTGCTAAAACTCAAAGTTTGTCTTTCTAAGTTTCTTTCCATAATAATTCAACATTTAACATTGACTTAAATTTTCGCCGCCGTATGAACACCATCACCACCACGGCTTCTTCTTTCCGCTTTCTTCCAGCTAGGTTTCTCCATGTCCGTAAGACTAACAAAGAGACCGATGCCGGTACTCATTACCACATCATCATGGTTTCCGTTACCCACGATGTTACCCAAGCTGCCATCATCATGTCGCTCATAGATTCGCAACTCATGATACATTTCCTTGTCTGGCTCCTCATACAGATTATCATCAATAAACTCTTCCAAGTTATCAATCACCTGTTGCTTCGTCAGCTTGTTGGTTTGGAAACCATACTTCGCCAGTACGTTGTCTTCCACATTCTCCGAACTGCTTGTTCTCTGATACAGATTATCGTAGTAATCGGCTATCTCCTGTAGAATAGTCAGAAAGTGATCACCCTCCGTGTTGTTGTTCTTCTCTCGGTCGGCAGTATTACTCTCTATCACCAGCAGCGCATCATCATAATAATGAGCTAGGGCAGCAGCCATCCATGCCAGTTTATCATGTCTAACATGTCCTCTGTATCTCGCTACCACCTTTGGCTTGCCCTTCACCGTAGGAATCATACCGAATCGGTCTATAACGGTCATAACGGTATAGTCCGATGTCGTACTCTTACCGCCAATATCCACGCTCACCAAATATCTGTTCTCCACTTGCAGACAGTTTGGCACAGCCCAAATCTTCAGGTCTCCCTCTCCATCGTCTCTCAGCTTCACCTTCGAGTTCGGAATGGTGTTATCATCCTTCACGCTGATGTTCACTACGATGTCGGCAGTAAACTTAGGGTCTTGCTTATACAAAGCCTGCATGTCGTCTATAGAATAAGGATTGAATACCAGTCTACCAGAGTTTCTGAACGCATCTTCCTCATCAATAGGAGCCTCGGTTGCACATGCTGCATGGGTGGTAAACTTGTTTCTGTAGTTTCTGTACCATTCTATCGCCTCAAAGCAAGCACCCTTCTGCCACATTCGCCAGAAGAACTTTCCTGTCTCACGATAACCCTTCGGACAGGTACTTCGGTCTCTGTTCTGCAAAAGCCACTTGGCAAATGCTCTTCTGTTCTCTACAGGAGTCATATCCTTTTCGATGAAGAAACAAGGAATAAAGAGGAACGAATAAGCATCATTATTCTTTGGGTCCATTGCCAACTGGCACTTGTCGTAGAAGAAACCAGAGTTACCTCTACCGGTACTTTCGAATATCTCCACGTTGTCTTCCAATGGGTCGATACCACCGGATATAGAAGAAATCACACCCTCAGGATCATGCTCTGGTGTCTTCTTCCAATAGGCTACCTCCGAATAGTGGGCGCAGTGGAAGTTGCTACCACGCACAGAATCGAAGTTCTCGAAGGATGCTACCGTCAGCGTACTTCGTCTGATTGCCTTCACACCATCCGTTACTTGAAAATCGTCGGGAGAATTTTCGTATGGCGAGAACTGAAGTTTTGCGCCCGGATGCCCCACGGTCCACCCCGGCTGCCGCTCCAAAGCTTTTCGGTACATCGCCTTAATCTTCTTGGCGGTATTCTTCTGTTGGGCAAGCACAATAGCATTCCAACCATCGCGCCTATAGTCCTGAATCCATTTGATGTAAAGCTGTGATAGGGTAGAGCCGCCCCACTGACGTGCTTTCAGAATAACCACAAACACCGGTTTATGGGCATTCCGCAGGTCCTCCATAATCTTCAGTAGCTTTCTTTGAGGATAGTTCAGCTTGAAAGAAATCATCTTACCGGTCTTCTTATCCTCAATCTTATCGGTCACGTATAGGGCAAACTCGGGGTCTTCCATGAACCTCACTCTACAGATGGCAAAGGTAAGCATTTGGAAATGCTGGGCATCATCCTTCTGGTGCACCACATAGTTGATGTAGTCTTTTAGACTGCCCATCTTTCTCAGACCTCTGAACAGAACAGATTTTGCAGTCTTCTTCGGAACCCACATCTTAGGAATGAAGAAATCGGATAGTTCTATCAGCACACGATGCTCAAAGTTATAGCATCCTTCGCCCGTCATAGGGTCGTAGGTGCCATAAATCTCATCGTATCGCTTCTGGTTTTCCGCTACGAGATTTTCTATTTCCTGTTCAGTTACTAGAGCCATCCGTCAAATCGTTTAGTTCCTCAAAATCTGCATCCTGTATCTCGGGTGCTTTGCTTATATCCAGCACGTCTGCCTCGTCTTCGTCTTCTACGGTTGTCATACCGAGTGCCATGAGCTGCTTGAAGTCTGCATCTATTCCGTGGGTAACGCTTACTTCTGTCTGCTTTGGTATCATGTGCTTGGTAAGGTCTTTGTAGATGGTGACGTATGTCTTAGGATCACACTCTGCCAGTTGGTTCATACAATCCTCAAACTGCTCTTGGCTCCTTGCCAGCCAGTCTCTAATATATTCCTTTTGGGCACTCTTTCTTGCAGGGAGAAGTTTCTTCACCTTCTCCTTCTTCTCTTTCTGTATCTCCCTTACAGACTTAAATCCATCCATTTCAAAATCTTCCATACGCTCGCTTTTTTATTATCCGAAGGGTTTCAGAGTATGAATCATGCTGCCCGGCTTGGTTGAGTTGGCGCAGTCTATGATGTCTATCTCCAGTTCGTCCAGTTGGTTCATCTGGTCTATCGTCAGAGGGTCCTTGCTCGTCAATGTGCGCATAAAGTATTCGTATAGCGCACCGGTCACGATATAGTCGTGTATCAGCTTGACGAGTGCATCATATTTGGTATCATCCCAGTAGTCTGGAAATTTCAGCCATATCTCCTTCTCATCCCATTCTCTCAGGGCATTATCTCTAACCCTTCCTTCCGGTTTCATTACATAGGCTGACAGATTCGCTTCCACCTTATTAATATACTTGTCAAACCATCGGTAGAAGAGTGGACGTTCCTGATCGTTCTCGCTTGTCGGAATGTCTTCACCTTGCGCATCCTTCATGTTCCGTCTTGCTCGTCCTACCATGTTGGTGTTTGAATCTATGTCATACCAGAGCTGAGTGGCATAGATAAAGATGTGTTTATCCCAATAGCCGTGCCCTGCTCTTCGTGGCTTCGGCAAGAAAGGATTTGGCTCGGGCTTCCATCCTCTCTCTCGGATAAAATGTGTCGGGTGTAATTTATTAAACTCCATCTTATACCTCCTTTGCTACGGTTGCTTCTACTTCCACTTCCAGTTTATCGCTGTGTCTGGAGAATAGAGTGATGGTTGCTACACCTGTATTGATAGGCTTCAGCCAGAAAGCATGTGGCTCCTGACTTCTGTGTACTTCCAGTATACTAGGGTCACTGCTTCTTGCCTCAATATCATCAATGGTTCCATCGTCAATAGAGTAGGATAGGGTAACTTCCATATCGTCAATACGTATGGTTACTGCTCCGTCCTCTTCGCTTCCGTCCACCTTGGCGGTCAGATGTTGGGTGTATGGAATAGTAGGAACTGCCGGACCACTCAGAACGAAACATCTGCGAATATTCTGTTCGTCAAATGTCAATGACTGCAAGTAAGGTTCAGCCTGTTTAAGGTTGGTAGTTTTTAACCACCACTGGTATATCATATAGTCCTCTACATACTTTGCTACCAATCTTGCCAGAGTGTCAGAGAGTGTTCCGTTGCATCTGCGTGATACGACAATAACAAACTCTACTATATCATCATCCTTGTCATTGTAGTATATAACGTTATCGCCTGATGTCTGAGCGTTTGGAGCCAGATAGTCCGCAAGTATAACCTTTGTTATCTCCAATGCTGATTGAAAATCGTGCGTCAACGTATTTTCGTGCACAGCCTCGTCGCCAGCTGCTTCATTAAAACTCATCTTGATGGCTCTATCATCTGTAGCACCATCTATCTTAGCCTTTAGGTAGGTTGCCCTCTTAACCTCGTCAACTACTACCGATTTGATAATTTGAAATTTTAATATCATATCTTTCCTTATTTAATAGTTTCTAACTGTGGGTCACTCTCCATGGATCCTGTCATATCTTTCAGTGTTTTATCTCCAGCCGAAGGAGCCTCTTTGTTAAATACCAGTTTTATTGCAGATTTCAAAAGCATATCTGCTTCATCCGAATAAACTTTTGCTTGCTCTGTACTGCTCAAAGTTAGCACCATGTAGGCTGTGTACGCCCTTACATATCCCATAAAGCAACTTTCGAAAGCATCCTTGTGACCTTCGTTCAGTCGAGTCACATTGAAAGTTACTGATGCGGGAAGTGAAGAGTCCAAATAGCTTTTTACTACTGGTGCCATTTCGCCAGCAAAACTACGAACCGCTGATTCGATGTATTGCCTTATCACTATTTTCTCTACAGATGATAGGGTCGTGCTTCCAAAAAGAGAAACACCATCCTTGTCTTTCAGTCTCTTTGCGATAACTGAAACCTGCTTCGTCACATCACTTTCGATGGACTCCATGCTGATTGTTATTAATTTCGTTTCTTCTGCCATACCTTATGCTGCTCTGTTATATCCTAATACACTCTGTGCCTGTGCTACCGCATTCTGGTCTGCACCCTGCACAATTCCGTTTTCTACCTGACCGCCACCTTGCTGCTGAGCCATTGCCTGTTGCTGCTGATACATCTGTTCGAGCTGAGCCTGCTGCTCCTGTACGCTGGCAAGCAACTTGTCTGCAAATGGTGCGTTGAGGTTCTGCAGATACTGGATGATGTTGATACCGCCCATTTCAAGAAGCTTGTCAAGCGTATCGTTCTGCATCGTGTTGAAGGCTGCTGTAGCTGCTGCATTCTTGATGCTGATCTTGAAGTGAATATCTCTTGCCGAAAGGCGGTCGTACTTGTAAACCGTATTGAAATTCCGGTCGTAAACCCTTCTTCCGTCTTCGTAGTACTGCTGTATAGTCATGCACTTCTTGGTTGCCAGCTTCTCCGTAAACACGTCCATGTCGGCAAGGATGGTATACAGAGATGTGGTTGCATTCTGGCTTTCCTGTGCATATCTGGCTGCCGAAGTTCCTGCCGATGGGGTCTTACCCTGCAAAGCTCCGCTCACGTTGGTAACCTCTCGAATCAGGTTCAGCTCTATCTGCAAGAGTTCATTCGTACCAATGTTCACGGCATTCGATGTAATAATTTCTGGCTTTGCATTCGGTGTCTTTACCGATGGCTTGTAGAATATCCATCCGTCATACTCTACCGCCTCTTCCATAAACAGCTCCGGTGTTCTGCCGTTAAGCACATTTGTAGGAATCATCTTGAATCCCTTGAAACTGCTTCTGATGGCCATGTCGTTCATAACAATCAGTCGGTTGATGTATCGCTGCTGGTCTATGATATTGGCAAGGAATGGATGAATCTCTCCGTTGATATACGGATAGAGCTTCATCGTGAAAGGATGGCTCTTATAATCGTATGGTGTTTCGCCCTGACAGAGGATAGTTCCGTCTGGCGCCATGTAGGTATAATACCAGTACTTATCTGCAATCTCTTCGCTAGTGATGTACGCTCTGTCTTCTTCCGCTATACCCATTTCGTCATACTGCTGCTTGCGCTTCATATTGTCGTTGCGCAGCTTCTGTATCATCGCAGTATCATCCAAATCTATGCGGAAGTAAGCACCGGTTCCTGTGGTCGCAATCGGGTCAAAGCATTGCAGTCTTGGCTTGGTTTCCGTGGTCCACACCTCAATCACTCTAGAGTAATGTCTTCCCTTGTTGGTATGGTCAAAACTGAGATTCTCCAACGCCTTCTCTTCGTTAAACTCATAGCCGTAGCTGTTATCGTCCGAAGGATAAATATCAAAGATGGCGTTCAGATCTTCTTCTGTAAGCCCATATTCCTGTTTGGCAAACTTCTGATACAAGTCTTCTCGGCTCACGTCATGCAGAACACCGATAAGACTCACGTCATTGTGTCGTGGGTCGCTGCCGCATTCAAAAAACATGTGGTCGGGTTCCATCGCATCTGTCCATGAGTCGGTCATTTCAAGTTCCTTCGCCTCCCAACTCTCTCTGACAAACATCTGACCGCCCATAAGATAGTCCTTAATAGCGTGGTTCAGCACATCTTGCATGTACGTTGTCTGCCAGTTGCATTGCATCGTGGCACTCATCATGTCGCTCAGTTGTCGGGAGTCGCTGTCTCTTGCAAAGCAGACTGGTTCCGTTCCCTGCTTGGCATAAAGACCGGCAATAGATTCCAGTATGCTCACCATGATATTGTTGCTCATAGGTGTCTGGTTGCGCTTCTCCATATAGGTGCGCTCCGTCATTTCCTCCCAGTAACCATGATGGTACACTCTGATGGTGTCGCTCCATTGGTCGCCCATACAGTAGCGCATCGTTCTCGCCCTCGTTTCTCGCACACCGCTCAGGTTATTCCAAGCATTTCTGCATCGGCTGAGTAACTCCTCGTCCTTGCCGTGTTCTTGTCTTCGCTTGCGAGCCTTAACCGAGTCATACTTGTTATGTTGAGGCATCACTTTGCTAAGTGTCAGTATTCTTGCCTTTACCATTTTTTTATACATTATTAATTATAGGCGCAAAAATAGGCAAAAACATGGCTTTCTTTGCCGTGTTCCAACCAACCATCAGGCGCAAGGTTGGAGCACGGCAAAACTTCTTCAATTTATTTGCATTTTTGCCGAAAAGTTTCAAACAGTATAGAGATATGACAAAAGAAGAATTAGCACAGATGAATGAGGAAGGTGGCACACAACAGGCTCCACCTGCTGAGGCTACTGCAGATGAAACGCCTGTAGATGAGCGCCCTAATCGTACAGCTTTCTCCAAGCGTTTCTCCAATCGTCACTCCGACATCGACTTCGAAGACAAGGAAGCTCGTTATGCGGCAATGAATGATGATGCTGATTTGCTCGGGCAGTACGAACAGAGCGGTAAGGCATTGTCTAAAGTATTCGATAAGCACAAGTGGCTCGCTGCTCTGGCGATGGATATGGAGAAGAATTCTGACGACAATCCTTTTGATGCGATGGCTCGCTTGGGTATTGATGTAAAGACGTTGATTGATGATCCTGAAGGCGGCAAGAAACTCGCTGAGATTCTCGCCAAGCATAACAAGGACGTGGCTGAACAGAACGAGGCTGCCGAGAAGGTTAATGCCAATATGCGCAAGTCGCTTGAACGCCTGATGGAGCTCTATCCCGATGATGCGCAGGATATGTGGTCCCAGATTTACGAGATTCACGACAAGGTAGAGAGTGGCGATATTTCAGATGATATTTGGAAGATGCTCCACAATGCCAACAACTATGATTCCGACATCACTTCGGCGCGCGACGAGGCTGCTATGCAAGCCCGCAACGAAAAGATTCAGAATAAGGTTCGCTCTTCTAGCACGGAAGGCATTCCTCCTTCTCTTTCTAGTTCGGGTGCAGGAAACAAACCGGCAAAGAAACAGAAACGTGAAAGTTTCTTTGATGATATTAGAAGTAATTAATCCATAAATATATGTATAAAATGAAGAAAAATTGTTTTAAGAATTTTATGAGCGGTCAGTTCATCATGAAGATGATTCTGATGCTTGTTGCCGTAGTTACAGGTGGTGGTATAATGGCTGTAGCAGACCTTGTGGAGCCACAAATTGGTGACGAGGGTGTAAATCCTGCAAGTAAAGAGACTGTTGCCACAAAAGAGCCGGTAGCCCCTAATGCTAACGACAGGCTTAGCCCTGGTGGAAAAAAAGACGGTCAAGACCTTACAGGCTCTCAGGCTTCTAGTACACAGCTTCGTGAGGGTGGTCTGCTTGACAAGGAGTGGGATAGTGAGATTGTTAAGTTCTATCCTTTCAAGACACCGCTTCTTTCTATTGTTCGTCGTATGGCAAAAACAGTAAATATTAAGAACTGGTCAATCTCGCATCAGCGTGTTGGTGGCGAAACTCTTGATGGACAGACTATTCAGAAAATTGAAACTGCTGACACCATCGAGATTAATTCAACGAACTTCTCTGGTTCTATTCGCCCATTCTATAAAGGCACTACTGTTTTTGCTTCTGGTGTTCCCGGTTATGCTGCTGGCTCACAGACCAAGACAGAGGGTACACTGATGCTTTATGTAATTGAGGCTAACGGTAAAAAAGCGGTTATGCAGGCTGTCAACGGAAAGCCGAAGGTTAGTGGAGACTCAAGAGACAATCTTGACAACATGACTTGCCCGGAAATCCCTGTTGGAACAACGTTCCTTGCTGGTGCATCTGCAGCTTCTGAGTCTCAGCTCACCATTACACCAGAAAACTTCCAGCCACGCGAGAAAGAAGTGTATGTTCAGAAGAAACTCTTGAACATCGTATTTACAGATGACTACGAGAAGGTAAAGAAGGAGCAGCCTATTACAGTTGCCGACTTAAAGACCGATGCTATCATCAAGTATAACCTACGTGCAGAGCGTACTTATTTGCTTGGATGCAAGTCTCGCTTCAAGGCAGAGACCGGCGACGGACAGATTGAAGATGTCTATACCTCTGAGGGTATCATCAATCAGCTCACCAACACATACTCCATCGGTGATACTTATACGCTTGGCGATTTGATTGCTATTTCCAAACTCCAGTTCACGGAATTCTCCGAGAATGATCGTTGTTTTGCCTTCTGTGGTAAGAATGCTATCGAACGTTTGGAGAATATCAAGTTGGAGGGAAGCCATCAGAACGACTTCATTAATCACAACGAGTTCGACCTTACCTTCAAGCGATTCAAGGACACCTTTGGCTCTATTGATTTTGTTTGGACTCAGACTCTCGATCTCTTGGGTATGTCAGACTTTATGGTTATCTTCGACCCTAAGGCTTCTCGCCGATACGTCAAGATTGGCAAGAAGGAGCAGACCAATGATATGTCTAAGGGAGGTGGCGAGGTTCGTGACGCTAAGCGTTGGATTCATCAGGAGGCAGATAGTGTGGCACTTCGTGGTTACAACTCAATCTTGGTTGGTCCTGCTGATAAGATTGCTAAGATTGCCACAGAGTCACTTAATGCCATCATTTCTGCTAAGGAACTTCCTAAGAATCCATCAAAGGGTATGAAGGTTGCGCTCACGCAAGACTACACCTTAAAGGGTGCTAATTCTCCTACTGATGATGTCAAGTATGAGGCAGGTACAGTTTTATACTACACTGGCACCGCTTGGGCTATCTATGCTGGTCAAGATACAGCGCAGTAAATTATCACTATAAACCATCGGTGGGCAGGTGCATCTTGCTCTGCCCACCATTTATAAAGAATAAATATGATTAAGACATATAAAGCACGAGTAAATCAAAATAGCATTAGCTATCTGCTTTCAGGTAAGCAGGGTAATCAGGTTCGCTATCCTTTCGCAAATGGTAATGTAATTATAAACAAATATCCTTCACTTACGCTGCGAAACCGATACTGTCAGGAACTTCTAGAGTCTAGCTTGCTTTTTGCCAACAATACTATTGTTCTCGACCATGAGGAAGAGGAGTACCCTGGTGAAAAGGCTAAACTCGAAGAAGAAAAGAATGCCGCATTAAAGTCTACCGTAGATGAGCCGGCAAAGAAGACTACAAAAAAGTCACAGAAAGAGGAGGTAGCAGGCATCCGTACAGCGGAAGAAGTTATTAATTACATAAACAACCGTTTTGACAAGGATTGCAGGACTCTTGAAACTGCTATGAAGCATGCAGACAAGGCTGGTCTTATTTTCCCTGATTACGGCAAGGAGTAATATATATAATAAGGTGAAATGAAGGTAGAAGACATCATAAAGGCAGTTCGTTGGTGCATAGACGAGGAATCCAACAACTTCTCATCAATCACAGATGAGAAGGACGATTTGTATATGGACAACATCATCAAGGCAAAAATAAACGATGCCCTGCATTGGATTGCCGTTACCGCATCATCCTCTGCTGCATTGGCTGATTCCAAGAAGATAGGTACTTCTTCTGCCACCCTCCAAGTGCAAGACTACGATACCCTGAGAAGCATCGGAGTAGTCACGATGGATGCCAATACCGAGGTGATCAATATCTCTCGCATTCGTGGTAATGGCTGGTTTAAGGCAGTTGTGCCTATAGAGGATACCGAGGATGAGGCTGTTATGATGTTTGATGATACGGCAAAGGGAACCATCGATCGACCACAGGCGGCTATCATGCGTGAGAATCCTCTGAAAATCCTCTTGCAGCCCAAGCCTACGGAAGCGGTCATTTCCTATGTAGGTGTTCCGGAGAACGTAAGCACGACCGATTCTACAGATGTAGCTATCCCAGGCCGCTTGAAGAATGCCTTCATCTACTATCTCGCCTTCTTATTGCTTTCAGCCTACGATGATACCAAGGCTACGCAAATGTACACGATAGCCTTGCAGCAGCTAGGCGTTAGTCAAACATCAAAATAATGAAATCATGGAGTATGTATCTACGAATTATAGCGAAGAAGAACTGGCATGGGTCTCCCCGGAGATAACCTTGCAGCGTGACATCTACTTGATGATTAAGCTAAAGCGCCCAGGGAAACTGGTAATCAGACAGGATAGGGGCGATGGCAAGAAGCCTCGGGTTCCCATTCGTGCCCACAAGAACACCTGCGAGTTCAAGCTTCGCCTTCGGGTGATTCCTGAAACCATAAAGATTCAGATATTCACTTCATCAGAACCAAAAGAAATCAAATATGCCTACATTTAGAGATGATCAAAAATTAGGTTGCAAGGTGCCGATGATGAAAACAGACGACATCAACGACCAAGCCATCACGAAAGACAAGATTCGTGACGGCAATGTTACGACCGAGAAGCTCGCTGATGGTGCAGTTTCTACGGATAAACTGCCTGATGGAGCAATCAAGACTTCAAAGATAGCGGATGAGAATATCACGACCGAGAAGTTAGCTGAAGGTGCTGTGGAAACTTCTAAAATCGCCGACCAGAATGTAACCAGTGAAAAAATCGCCAACCAGTCGGTAGATAACTCCAAACTTTCACCAGAGGCAGTCACCTACGATAAGGTTAAGGATAAGGCTATCATCACAGAGAAGCTCAATGATCGTGCTGTAACCACAGAGAAGGTAGAGGAGAAAGCTATTACAAACCCGAAACTTGGCAACCAGTCGGTTGATGGCAGAGTAGTTCGTGAGGCATCCTTGGAGTCCAGGCATTTCGCCAACGAATCTGTAACTACGGAAAAAATCAAAGACGACTCAGTTACAAATGAAAAGGTTGCAGACGATACGCTTGGCATCGAGAAGTTCGACCCAGAGCTTCGCAAAACCATTCAAGCCGCCACTGGTCTCCCTGAGGATTTAAGTCAGATGATCCAAGATGTAGATAAGTCTGTCAAGCAACTGAAAGAGAAGGACACAGACCTCCAGTCTCAGATTGACGATAAGCAGCAGCAAATCACCGCCAACGATGATGATATTTCATTGTTGCAGACTCGCAGTACTCAGATGGAGGAAGCCATCAAGGGCATTTCCGCAAGCGGTGGTGCAAGCCAAGCCTCAGCAGTAACATACGAGAACACAGAGAGTGGTCTTGATTCTGTAACTGCACAGGGAGCCATTGATGAACTTGCAAGAAAGAAAATCAACAAGGAAAATATTGCCCAAGAGTTCGGTGATTCAGAGGACAAGGTAGTCTCCCAGTTTGCTCTTCCATTCCGCGAAATTGAATCTCCAGAGTTCCTCAAAGCTATAGTGGATTCAGATGATAAGGTTCTGTTTGGTTTCTACAGAGCAACTGGCAAGCCTTATTATCCTCTCAATGAAATGTATCATGTCATTCAGAATGAGGAATACTTTGCTGCTTGGGTTACTACTGACGATAAAGTAGTACTTGGTCTTAGAAGAGACGGACAAATCATTGGTGAAATCCATGCAGTCAATGCCTTGAAGAAAGTTATCTCTCAGTTTCAATCAGATTTAGCTTCTTTGCAGGAGAAGGTAGGTACAATAGATACCAACCTCAAAGAACTTCTTGACGTTTTTTCTTTGCAGGATAACGAGGAATATCTTGCAGTTGAGCAAGATGCAGAAGGCAAGGTATTGTCTGCAACAAATCCTGATGGTTCAAAGATATTTTATATTCCACTGATTCCTAAATCTTCAATTAAGTTTGATGATAGGACAATATATGAAGATGAGGTGGAAGATTACAAAGAACTACTGCTTGATTCTGATGACAAAATTCTACGCTATACAGATGAAAATGGTGTTATACATGAAAATAGAGAAATTGTTTTCAGCTCTGCTAACTTAGGTTCAAATGAATCAGAAAAGGAGTTGGATGTGCCTCGTTCAATGAATCTTCCTAAGTATGGCTATACAGATATAAAAGAAGAAACTTTTTATTTGACAGCTAATGCAGGATATTCTGATAAGGATGGTATTTTAGCTATGCTTGTCAATGAAGATACGCAAGCAAATGCTCAAAAAGGATTGACTCCCTATAAATACTTTGTTAAGTCAACGCTTCAAAATACTGATGGTGTATATTCTGTGACATCTGAAAGTGTGTCTTTGAATTTCTATGTTCCTTCTGATGTAAAGGAGGTCGGAGGAAAGTCTTATGTAACTTCCTCACTTACAAAGGGTAGTGATGGCTCGTACACCGTAAATCCAACTTCTATTGAAGTTACAAAAATTGTAGATAAGCCTAATGTAGGAACATGGGAAATCAGTAAAAAGACCAAGCATTGGTGTGTAGTTGACATAGACTTTGGCAGCTATCTTAAAGGAACATATAACGTATTGGTATCCTTTCAAGGGGCATCAACCTTATATAACAGACAGAAGAACTTGAGATATGCTTTTGTTAAATCAGATTATAAAAGCAAGGTGAAATTGAAAATTGGAGAGTTATTGAAAGTGGACAAGTTCAACTTGAAGTCTTATTACTCTGATGATACAAAACTGAAAGAGCCAATTATCTTTCGTCTGTATTTACAAGCTAAAGAATTACGTAATTTCAATGAGCAATATCCCTGGAGTGCTTCATCCATCATTGCAACTGGTGCAACTGGTATCATAAAATCTTTTCCTGTATGCACATCTGTAGGAGGTGAGTTCTATGGTGTTCAGTTCTTTGGCTATAAGAAAGACAAGGATAACTACATGCTCTCTGGTGATGAAGATGGAATGATTATCAGCGGAGGCGTAGGCTGTAACTGGGCTAAATTTGACTGGAGTACGTGGGAAGATGAAATGAATGATGACCCAACAGAAAGCAACAGGGTAGCTGTAGAGAAATTCTACCAATTCATTAACGGAAGTGATTTCACTAAGGAAAACGCTCCTAAGCACATGAATATCAATGACTGGATAGACTATTTCATTTTCATTCAGTTGTTCAGGCTCAGAGATAATGACATTCACAACCTTATTCTCTATAGCGGAGCAGACAAGAAAATTTTCTCTCCATTCCTTTACGACTTGGATTTATCATTCTTTGTTTACAGCTTTAACTTGGAAGCAAACCCAACAAATACTGTTTGGCTAAAGCTGAAATCATTGTATTGGGAAGAGATATGTGCAAGATACAAGGAACTCAGAAGTTCCGTTCTGACACAAGGAAACTTCAATATGATAGTCAGTGACCTACAAAGCAGCATTGATTACTCTGACTTTGAAAAAGGAGTTAAGAAATGGGGACAAAGAGATACTAAGGTGACAACTGGATATTTAGAAGAATTATTCGGTGAGTTACTAAAAACGTTTGATGTATATTTTAATTTAAACAAATAATTATGGGAAAGTGTTTTATAACAAAAATGAAGGGCAGTGTTAGTGGTGCTGACTTGCCTGTTCTTGGAAAGATTAGAATTAAGTTGTTGGACAAAACTAATGACTACCATTCTAATAGTCAAGGCTATATTCAAGTAAAAAACTCCAATATTGAATGGGCTGGTGAAGAGAAACCAGTTTCTAACGAAACTGGTTCTTATACGATTTATTTCAAACAGCCAAAGAGTGGTATTGTATATTGCTCTGATAAAAATAATGTTAGCGACATCAAAACAACTTGGATGTATGCCGCAGATGTCAAGTTTGAGGACTTGAATAAATATTGCGGAAACTTAACATCTCTGTCATTATCTAACTCTGGACAGACTGGAGATTTAAGTGAGATTGCTGATTTGAAACTGATAAATTTGTCTTTATCACATAGTAAAGTTACTGGTGACATTACTTCATTGCCAAACAGATACTTGTTGACTATGCTGGATATTTCTAACAATAAAACAATTTCTGTTAATACGCAATACTTATCTATCTGTACTGGTCTTACAAATCTTAATCTGGATGATAGTATGGCTACAGGTGATATAGCGAACTTATCTACGCTCACAAACCTAGAGATTCTTATTGTGAGAAATACGTCTGTTAGTGGTGACTTGTCTTCTCTTGCAGGTCTTTCTAAGTTTTATTACTTTACAAACTGGAATCTGAAAAACACTTGGAGCAGTCAGGACTTACGACCATCAAGTAGCAAAATTATCTCTGGAGAATTCAGATTTGCAACAGCGACTGATACAGATAATTTCTTGATAAACATGGCTAAGTGTCAGGCAGCAGATAGAAAACAAATCTATTTTCAGCAATCCCATCGCACAAGTGCATCTGATGCAGCAGTTTCCACCTTGCAAGGAAAGGGATATACTTTATCGCAATTAATTACTGATTAATAATATTTCTAGGATATGGAATTGAGAAAATTAACAAAACCATTCAAGGTAGTTCACGAAGGCAAGAACATTATTCTTCCTTTGACAGAGCAGGGTGACAATGCCGAGGTATACCCATCGGCGAATGCCACCGCAGTAGAGTTTGACACATACACAGAAGCAAAGGATTACGTAGATGAGCATAACTTGGTGTATGAGGAGCCAAAGTATGGGGAGTAAACCATAAAGATAAAGGGTGAGTCGAAAGATTCACCCTTTTCTTATGCAGCAAGCCTGCACCAATCCACCAAGCAAATAGCAAGCCTCCTCTCCATACATATTTATCAAGAACTGCTCGGAAATATGCTGAACCACATGCAGCATTTCGTGGCTGAGGCTGTTCATGTATTCTGCCTTTGAAGTAGTCCACCCAATCACAACTACAGTTTTTCTTATATCAACATTAGAATAGGTTATCCCTTTGTTGGCTTCACCTTCGAGCACGAGATTACAGGCATCTTCGAGAGGAATGCCGCTGCATCCCAAATCCCGAAGATGCCTTCTTACCTTCATGGCATCCTTTGAGTGAACATCGTACATTATGTGTACGGTCCAGTCATACCTTTCCAAGTAAATCTCCTGCTCAGTCATATTTTACAAAATCTCTTCCCAAGGAATGCCCACACCATTGAAAGATGTGTCTGCATAGAATCGGTTGAAGATGAAACCGTCCTGCTGATCCTCATCATCCACGTAGTCTTTGATGAACTGAGCCATCTGTTTCTCCTCTGTGATAGACGAGCCGTAGAAATCTGCCAGACACATGTGTGCGATGTAAACTGCATCGTAGCCCACATTATTCTCCAGCACGATATTGTTCTTCTTCAAGATGTCCTCAATATCATCCTTGCTCATCATGCGGATAGGCTTACCATTCTTCCGCATCTGCTTCACTACCCACTCACACATCTTCTTATTGAAGTGCCAACCGTTGTAGCGAAGGTAAGCCCTCATCTCTTCCGGCTGATAATCGTAGGCGTTCAAAGATTGTCTGTATTTTCTTTCCATAATCTTTCTGATATTAAAAAGGGTTTGGTAACGAAATCAGTTTCACTACCAAACCCCAAGTTAGTTAATACTCGTCGCCGTAGCTTCGATAATCACGTTCTCCACGTTCTCTGTCGTCACGTTGGCGCATGTCGTCGTACTCTTCATGCTCTCGCATACCTCTTCTGCCTCCACGACCTCTGTAATCGGGCATGCGGTTGCGCTCGCCGTATCGGTCACGTCTGCCTTCACGCTTCATTTCGCCTAGGCAGTTCATCGCCTTATCCAAGTAACACAAGCCCTTCTCCACGTTCTCATACAAGCCATCAAACTTGTCTTCTGTAATCTCAACCATTATCATAATTCTAAGATTTTTAAAGTGAATAGATAGGAGATTACTTGGTTATCGCCTGTTGGAGCAATCCCATCATCTTGTCGAGCTTGCCCTCCATGCCAGAAACCTTGCCTTCCAGCTTGCTGATCTTCTCAGTCTGTTCCCTCTCCTTGGCTATCTGGGGGTTGAGTTGCAATAGCATTCCCTCACAAGAATCAACGACTTTCTTGTGGTAATCTACGCTCTCCAGTATCGCCTTGGATTGTCTCAGCATCGTATCGACCTCTGCACTCATGGCTTCCTTGTTGTCGCTCACCACAAGGTTCTTGTCGTTGGCTATCTGTCCGTTGGCAGGTAGCTGCTTGAAATCCACCTCCTCGTCGTTCAGTTTCACCTTCACATCAACCACAGTTTCCATAGGCTGAGGCGTGAAGCCATTATTGAAGGTAGGGTATTTCGTCTGAGGGTTGCTGACCGAAACAACCTGACCAATCTGCAAGTTCGGGTTTTCGCCCTTATCTAGGACATAGAATAAAGAATTTGTTCTTAAACCTTGAAACATAATGTAATCTCCTATTATCTATTCTGTTTGTTAAACAATACCCGTCATCAGCTGAAGGGTGTTAGTGTCTCTCTCAAACCAGAGCTGAACAACTCCAGTTCCCGGCACGTCTGCAACCGTTAATGCCTCACCATTGAATTTGGTTACGGCTTGGGTTACGCCGTTGGTCTCGAAAAGGATAGGCAGCGTACCAGTCGTTCCAGTCGGAATAGCCTGACGCAGATTTACGAAGATCGTTCCTCTGTAGCTGGCATTCACGAAGGCGTGGTTTTTAAAGGTGAACACCACATCGGCAGTATTCACCTTCACGCCTGTAGAAGCGATAGCCGCCGAACCGTTACGATTCACCCATGTATAAGGTCTTAACCATAACATAGCAGCCTCCTTTCTTTAACCCCAGAATCCTGCATTGTTGGCAGCATTCAAACCATACAAACCTGCCTGATAAGCCACGCAGTTAGGAACCGCAGTAAATGGGCTGTAAGGAGTGGTTACTGTCTCTGGCAGCTTACACTTGATACCAGCCACCTCGCTCTGCAGACCTGCAAGCACAGCATTGATAGGTGCTACAGCTTGACCAACAATCTGAGAAGTCATGGCAGAAGACTTGAAGGTACTGTTCTCCTCACGAAGAGAATCAATCTTGTTCTGCATTTCGCGCATCTCAGCCTGCTTCTGACCGTCAACGATGGTCTGAGTGCTTTCCTTGATAGCGTTGTGCAAGTCACACGTCTGTCTCTGAGTCTCGTAAGCTACGTTAGAGAAGCCACGCTCCTGACCTACAGCCACGTTGTTGATAGCATTCTGTAAGGTACCAGTCTGCTGGCAGATAGCCAGACGGTTCTCGCAGCAGCAGTTTGCAATCTGCTGAGCAATCTGCATGTTACCCTGCTGCAAAGCATTGATGGTCTGCATGCCACTCATACCTACCTGATTACCTACACTCTGAACCTGAGAAGTCAAAGCAGAAATGGCATTCTGAATCTGACCTTCGGTACAGTTGAGCTGAGTAGCCAAATTGCTGAGCGCATTACGATTACCACCGATGGCATCCATCAAGAGGGCACGGCCATTGTCGTTGTTAATCTCGTTAGCAAGACCGCCACGACCGTTATTGCCGAAGCCACCCCAGCCATTGCCGCCCCAACCCATAAGGAAGAAGAGGAAGATAACCCACATGAACCAACCACCTTCACCGCCGAAGCCATTGTTGCCCTTCATAGCGAGAAGCACATTTGGATCTACACCCTGCTTCTGGAGCAGAGGAGCAAGAAGTCCAAGCATTCCGTTTGAACCTCCGTTTTGGTTTTCACCAAAGATGTATGTCTTAGATTCTGACATAATGAAATAGTTTATTCGTTTCGTTCACTATTGAACTTGGTGCAAAGTTACGAAGAAGATGAGGCTCTGCCTAACTATGCTCAAAATAAAATTTTCGCCATTCAAGCCTCTGTTCCTCAGCATTTTATGCTGAGTCACCTCCTGCTCATTTATTTAGCAATAATCTAAACTGTAAAGAAAACTGCCAGCAACCGATACAACCTATCAATATTTTCTGTACTTTTGCAGAAAATAACGCTTAACTATTTTGGATTATGAAGAAATTTTTATTGATGCTGATAGCTGTATTCACTTTGTGCGCTTGCAGTAGTGATAGCTATGATGATGTAAAAAATGAAATCATCTATGACGGTAATACTCATCAAATAAATAATGTGGAGATGGATAAAAGCCGTATTTGGTTCTATACCAGCGATGGCTATTGGTTCACTCTCGATAGCGAGAAAATCACTGTAGGTAAGAAAATATATCTTATTGCCGATGAGCACTTAGATTCTTCTTTCTCCAAATTCCATGAGCCAGATAGCTACGCAGATATAGTTCATTCTTGGTGTAACAATGAAGACTATAATAACAAAAGAATAACTAGCGATTCTTATGTCTTGGTCAAGGGAAACAATGATGATAACAGATATTATATAGAGGTATTCTTGGATGATGGCGTAAAGTATATTAGAGCCACATATTATGGTACGCCAAAATTAGGTTATATGGGGGATTAAAATATGGCATATCCTAGAAATCCAAAACTTGAACAGATAATAATATTCTGTTTTTTAGTTATGTGTTTATTTTCTTTCTGTCCAGCAGGTGAAAACCGATACGTATATATTTGCACAGGTCCAACTGCCTATGCTTACCACAAGACGAACAACTGTAAAGGACTGCGCCGATGCACTGGTGAGATAAAGAAGATAAGTATAGAACAAGCGAAGAAAGAAAATCGAAAGGCTTGTAAGTTATGTTTTAAAAAGAGGTAGTATGAAATATCTAACATTATTGATTTGTATTATATTTATTTCATGTGGACCATCAAAACAAGAACTCCAAGATGAAATAGAATGTAAGAATGACACAATAGAAAATTTGAAAAGAATAATTAGTAATCAAGGGGATTACATAGAAGAACTTCAAGAAAAACTAGATGAAATTAAATCTCGTGCAAGCGATATTCAATCATCAATAGATGACGATTATATTGATGATGCTTATGATGCAGCATCTGATATAGAATCTGAAGCTGAGTATGATTAAAAAGAAAGGAGTGAGCCTTGCGCCCACTCCTTTATTTATTTATTCCAATCTATCCAGTTCATCCACCGCATCCATCATAATCCTGTCAATATTCTGGTTAGCGAAGTTGATGCTCTCGGTATCTGAAGATTTATCTCTGAGTTTCTTCCATCGCTTCATCTGCTTCTCTGCCAGCTCGATTACTCTCACCTTGGCAGCCTCCTTGGAGTTTTGGAAGTGATAATACTCCCCGATATTCGTGATTCTCTTGTCAATCGGAACGTTCTTCGATTTCAGGCGGTCCACGTTGGCCATGGTCTTTTCCATTTCGTCCTTGTAGTTATACCACTTGCTCTTGGTTCTCTGCAAGCTACTCTGCTCACTAGGCGTATAAAGAAGAGAGCGAAGGAAAGGAATATCCTTGGTTTCCGTGTCGCTTCCATGCTTGATAACACCGATAGCTCGCTCTGTAAAGGTAGCAGCGCCACCACCTATGCCACCGATGTAATGATTCAGCATACTAGGGTTCGTTACCATATCCAGGAAACTGTTGCCCAGCATATCCTCATTACCCTTGGCTACATCGTTGGTCTGGGCATTCACCCATTTATTCACAGCCAGATAACCGTCAGGCACACCCTTGTAGGCTCTTTGCCAAGCAGGGGAATTTTCATTCCAGTCACCACGTCTTTCAATCGGCGCACCCTTCCAGTCGGTGTTTAACTCCCATTCCACGAAAGGAGATAGGGCAGAAGGAGAGATAGCCTTGATCGTCTCATTCAATGGCTCCTTGCCAGCCGAAGAGTTACCGAGATAGTCCATCACCGGCACAAGCTGCGACATACAGCCCACGGCATCCAAGGCAGGATTCTTCTGTCCGCTTACGTTTGGCGAGAAGGTCAATCCAGCCGCCAAGTCACCCAAACCATAGAAGGCTCTCAACTCAATGGCAAGCGGAATAGTAACAAACTGACCGCCACCCTTGTAGATGCAGAGATTGTTTCTTCTCACGTAGTCAGGCAACTCGCCGTATGGGTCCTTCACGCCCTTTCTATCCTTCTCATCCTCACTCGCAATCAGCACATTGTTTCCAAGTGCAGCCAGAGCACCTAGGGCAAAAGGAATGGCAAGCATATTGATAGAAGTACCCACAGGATGATTCTTCAAGTTCTTCACAAGAAGATTTGTACTTTGAATACCGGCATTAAAGAACATAGAACAATGTCTCAGATAGCTAGCCGTAAATCCGTAAGCCCATCTTGCAGCCGCCTTGCCGCCAGTCATTTCTCCGTTCTTGAAACTCTTGATGGCATCACCGCTTCCATGGCGGTTGAAGTTGGTAGATACCTCCTTTGCATCATAGACCGAACGGATGATAGAACGGTTACTGTCTCGGCTCGCACAATAGGTAGCGAATCGGGCGATATTCTCAGCCACCTCGTTGATGTTCGCCAGATTTCCGAAGAAGAAGTCACGAAGGGCAGCGCCGCCCTTGTCAATCTTGCTTCTTTCGCTCTTCACATCTTTCTTGTACTCCTTGGTCCAGTCCTGCATGTTCTTGATCTGAACCCAACCGGTTTCGCCGCCGTTCTCCATGAACTCCTTGAAATATCGTTGAACCTTGTCAGAAGTATCAAGTGTTCCGTTACGATACTTGGCAAACAAGCCCAAGCCAGTAGTTCCGCTCAAATCCTTGAAGCTGATATTCGATGCACCCTTATACAAGCCCAACTGCGCATAGTACTTCGTCCAGAGCGCACCATATCTTGCACCCTCCTTAGAAGTAACGTTGCTCGATGCAAACTCCGCATCACGCATGATGTTTCGCATCACGAACTCAGGGTTATAAGATGTACACAACTGCGCCATCATTCTTGATATAGAACTCAATGGTTTCATGATTCCCTTGGCGCCCGAGTTCTCCAGCAATCCATTCAGAGCTTGCGCCGCTCTAGGATTTCCGTTGATAATAAAGGTATGGGTCCTTCCGGCAATCTTCACATCTACGATATGCTGCGATTTATTCTCCGCTCTTTGGAACTTATAGCCGATTCTTCCTCTTCGATACACCTTTGTCGCCAACCCCTTTGATTCCAAATCCTTCATTTCCATATTGAAGTCTGCTACTATCTGATTTATTTCATCAGCCGTAGCGTCCTCGGGAATGTCTGGGTAACGCTCCACGGTGGTATGAGTGATAGGGTCATCGGCGTACCAAACCCTAGTCTCCGTCACAAGATTATTGTTCGAGTTGTTTCTTACGAATCTTGCAAATGCCTGACGGATAGCGTTCATACCGCCATTCTTGATAGCTCTGTTACCCATCGCACCAATCTGCGCCAGTACGTTTGTTTCACTCAGATACTTGTGTCCTCTCGCTCTCATAATCGTGCTTCCGATGTAGCTCTTCGGGTCGCCCTGCTCAGTAATGTAGCCATAAGTATCTTCTGCAGTAGCCTCATCATACTTTCTCAAAGGCACATACCAGTTGAACATATCAGATACATGACCGTAAAGCTCTCTACTGATAAGACCATTCTTATAGTCAGTATCAATAGAATACTGGGTGGCAGCCTTCACCTTATCCCAATAGTCCTTAACAGACCCCTTCTTGATACTCTCCATCTTTGCTTCTGAATCCATCACGCTAGCGATAGCCTCAGCATCATCGTAAGGATCAGAAGACTTAGCCACTTCCTGTATAGCGTGAATACCCGAATAGTCATGTTCGCCAGCATCAAACTTATTGTCACTATCCACGTAGGTACGGATGAAATCGTCCATGCGCTCATAATAAGTCTTCAGGTCGATGTCTCCACGCTCCAATTTCTCGTCAAGGGTAGCTTTCTCGTTGTTCCAATCGAACTCCACAGTATCAGCTAGCTTCTTTGTCTTCTCGTTCATGCGCATATACTTCAAGGCATCACGCACATACAAGATACGGTTTCGCTCCAAGCCGTGCTTGGTAATCATGTAGAGATTGAAGTTTCTGATCTTCTCATCATCCTTCTTGCCATCGAAAGCATCCAGTACGCCGGCCATGGCCTTATCAAGAGGCTTCATCACGTTGCGCTCAAATATCTGAGCCGCATCACTCATCGCACCCTGCATGGTGTTCTGCAGTATATAAGGATTCTCAGAAGAAGCAATATCTTCAATCTTCTTGTCAGGCACAATCGCATTCATCAACTTCTTCAACGAAAGCATATTGTCCATATAGCTCTCGGTGAACATATAGCCATGTTCATCAAGCGAGCGGTGGTATCTGTCAAGTGCCGTGCCGGCAGATGGGGTAGTGCGGAAGTGAATCTCACCATCTGTAGCCTCATTCCACTCAGCCTTGGTAAGATTATCCATACTTCTAACCTTAGCGTCATTTCCGTAGAACATACCATCATGAGCCACGACAGCAGGCATACGCTCATGGTCGAGACGGTATTTCACCGCCTCGACTCTCATTTTCCAATAAGGATCATTTGGATTCTTCTGCAAGTTCTTGCTCAACCAGAGCAGATACTTCACATCTTTAGTATTAGGAGCAATACGATAACCGATTTCGTGAAGGAAATCAGATACCTTATTTTTGATACCATTCCAGAAGCCCGGTTCACCCTTGCCATCTTCGGCGAGTCGGGCGATACCTTCCTCAATGGCATCATAGATATTCAGAGGATTGAACTTTCTCTCCTCATCCACCAGCTTCTTTAAAGCCGCATTCTCAGGCTTATCCAAGTCATACCATACTTCACGAAGGAACTTATCGAATCGTTCATCACCAAACAACTCTCTCATTCCCTTGTGTCCAACTACCTCATGCCAGATAGTCTTCTCGGCAGTATATCTGTCGTGGATATTAGGCATATAAAGATGCACCTCGCCAGTCTTTTCATCATACCAGCCGGTAATCTTTCTGCCATCCTCAATAGCAGCCTTAGCTGCCTTGTTGGTGATTTCATCAACTGATGAAACCATCTTCACCTTGCCACCAGTCTTCTGAGCCACATTTTCGATATGGCTCTCAACCGATGAAGCAGGGTAGTTGCTTTCTCCATTATCCGTGCGGAATTTAGTGCCTCCGTCCTTGCCCCATTCCTTGTAGGCATCCTTTGTCATTTTTACGTTGACGAACTTAGCCTGAGGGAACTCCTGTTCCAGTTCAGCCATCTGCTTCAAGAACTTCTCCTTTGTTTCAGGGTTCTGTCTGCCTTGCTCTACGGTAGTGATAGGCACACCAAGTTTTACAAGCTCTCTCAACTGGCTAGGGGTAACTACGTTCCAAGGGATAGCCAATCCGGTTCCTCTCAGTTGGTCGGCGATTTTCTCAGCAACCTCCTCGTCAGGCAATATTCTTACTGCCTTTCTCCATCTAGAGAGCATCACGCTTCTCTGTCTGTCCTTTGGCAGAAGGCTGTTTACTGTTCCAGAAGTCCAAGGCACCAAGCCCACAGAGTTCTTTGCGCCCTCGGCGTGATAGCCGCTAGTCTTCTCGCTCTCAGGAATCTCCCATTCAACAACCTTGATGTTGCCTCTAGCGTAAGCACCAGAGAACTGGTCGTTCATCACCGAAGTGGAAGTGTGCATGTAAGGGTTATAAGCCGCTGGCACTGGTCCTTCACCTGCCCCAGGGTTCTTGTCGGTCTTTACAAGTTGGAACTTACCGTTCTTCACAAGGTCAGGTCGCTCGTCTGCGCCCATCCAAGCACCAATCTCGGTAGCATCGGTACGCTTTCCGTCAATGATAGCAGCCATAGGGGAGTACAACTTTCCATCCACCTCCTGCATTCCGCTATACATTCTGAAAGTCTTCTCCTTGTTGAGGCGGTCCAGCTCGTCCTTATCTGTGACCTTATAGGAGAATCCGTCCTGTTCAATCTCATTCATGGAAATATCATCAATGGTTTCATTGAAATCATCCATGATGTCATTGATAGCCTTATCCATCTTATCCTTCTCAGAAACCTCAAAGAGTTTCTTCCAAGCATCCTTCAAACGTTGCAGGATAGAACGGTCGCCCTTTCTTGCAAACTCATGTGCTGCATTCACAACTTTATCCCAGATAGACAAGTCCATCGCCTTTCTCTGTCTAGAATCTGCCATCTGAGCAGTCAACTCGTAAGCATCAGTCAGACCGTAAGGCTCTTCTTTGAAACGTTCCTTATCGCCCTTTACTCTGTCATAGATTTCGAGGATAGTCTTTACGCCCTCTATCTGCTTAGGAGTCAGCATGCCCTCAGCCTTGCCTTTCTTAACGAGATTGATAGCACCCATTGTTGCCTCATGAATCATTTCATGCAGCATGATGGTAGGGGCAGCATAGTCTGGAGCTTTGGTCTTCGTTATACCATCAATGTATAAATCAATGTTTCTGCGAGTGTCCGCTTCTCCCGCCCTCTTGTTTGGATCCTCTGGGCTTACTTTGATTCTTACGCCGAGGCGCTTACTTATATTGAGTGCTTTTTCGAAGAGTTCAGCCTTTTCTTTATCTCTATTTGTTTCTTTAAAAATTCGTTCAACGTCTCCAAGTGTGAACGTTCCTCCTGGCTGCAATCCCCAAGTCTCTCTGAGATTCTTTGCTCTAGCGTCTCTATAGGCAAGTTCTCTGTCAGCGACGGCGAGAATGGTCTTATAATATTGCAGTAGATAAGAGCCTTTATTTCCCTTACCGTCATTCTTACCACCAAGATGTCCTCCGGTATGCTGTCCTGATAACTTTTCAACTTTTCGTTCATAATCATTCTTGTAATATTCAATAACGCTTCTACCAAGATCAGAAAACTCATCCAGAGCAGATTCAAGATTATCAGCAAACAAAGATTTATCTCTGTCTTCTGTATGCTCTTCGATGTCCTTAATGGTAGAATCAAACTTCTTTTCAATCTGCGAAGATACATTTTTATCTACATCTTCCGGAATGATTCTACTATTCTTAACATCTTTTGTATCTGTTTTAGAATACTGCAAGCCTCGGTCCTCACGGAAGTGGGTGCGTTCATCCTCAGAAGTATTGCGCTCCTCCTGTACCTTTACGCCCATCTTAGACAGGCGGTCCAGTACAGGCTTCAACTGATCAGGCTTAAACTCAGCAAGCATATTGTTGCCTCTTGTTTCGAAGTTATTGCCATTAACCAGTTTCAGCAAATTTTCATCCATGAAGTACTTGCCGCCCTTCGCCTTGCTCTTCGGCACACGAAGCTCGTAGAAGTTGCCACGATTGTTGTCTATGCGCTTCACCTTCACTTCACCATCTGATGAAGTAACCTCGTCAATACCACCATGCCATGATGAAAGCTCAAACTTATCTACCACGCTGTTGATAGGCGCATCCGTAGTCAAGCCCTTAGGGTCGAATCTATCTGGCATCAAGATACCAGTCTTCACCTCGCCAGTATCTGTAGTATATTTCACCAGCTGACCGCCCAAGCCCTGATCCTTGCTGTCAACCAAAGCCTGCATCAGATTACCAGTTACAATATAGCCATTCTTGCGGCTCTCATTGCTAGTCAGTCTATCCCAGTTATCAAAGTTTTGGTTCAATACTCTGAGATGGCTGTCTCCCATACCGGCAGCCTGCTTAGTCATGTTGTCGATGGCACTGATAACATCAGCCTTGTTGTCACCTGCGCCCACCTTACCCGCGATAGGGAATGTAATCTTTCTTCTGCCATCCAAGGTAGCGAAGGAAACCGAAGAGGCGTTAGGCGAGTAGTTATCAGTAATCTTGATGTCAATAAGTCTACCATAACTGTTACCGAATCCGCTCAACTCGTTAGGATTGTTCATATCCGTAGGCAGAACGAAAGTCTGGTTTGTATCGAAGGTATCAAGCACACGCTCAAACATTTCAGCCTTGGCTTTCAGGTTCTTCACCACATCGTTCAGCTTATCTTTCTCCTGCTTGTAGATGTTGTCATACTGATAGCCAGCCATCTTCTCGATCTGCTCATCGCTCATGCCCGAATCCTTCTGACCCTTCTTGCCATCCTTGATATACTTCTCCTTAGCCTTGGTTGCAGCCTTCACGGCACGCTCCTCATACTTCTGAGTCTCGTCCGCAATCTTCTGGTCGAAGTACTCCTTCACGGCAGCCTTCTTATCGGTCTTGTATTCATCCCAAGTCTTGCCGCCAGTCAAACCATCCTGCGAAGCCTTCACCTCAGAAGCCTTCATTGGCTTCTTCAAGATGGCCATGTTCACCTTTTCTATATAGGTGTTGTCTGCAAAGGCGTTATCGCCGCCCGGCTCTGCACCCTGTTTCCAAACTTCCTTGTGGAGAGTCTTAGCCTTCAAAGGCAACTCAGTAATCTCAAGGTCATTCTCACCCATTTCGTTGAGTCGCTGAATCTCGTTGGCATAAAGCTCGCCAATCTCCTGCAACATCTTCTCCTGCTCAGAAACTCTCAGCAGAGCCATACGCCCAAGCAACTTGCTTGCATCGGCACCAGCTTCACCTTCACCAACACCGCCACCGCTAGCAACAAGAGTTTGGGGGTCGATTCTAGACAAATCATCGCCATTACTCTTTTCCCATCCGAATGGATCAGCCATGCGTGCATAAAGGTCAAGATGCTCTGCCATATACTCACGAACTACCTTATCACCATATTTATTGGTAATATCGGCAACTTCCATTTCGTTGAACTTACTCTTCTGAGAAGAAGTAGTGTTGGCATCAAGTGACTTCAACTTAGCCTTAAACATCATCAGCAGTCGCTGCTCGGCAGGGATAAGGGAAACCACATATTCGTATGCACCTCTAGCCACCTGACCGGTTCGGTCGATTCGTCCACGCATCTGAACTTCATCGTTTACGTCAAGTTGCTGCTGCGCCACGATCATCACACGCTTCTTCTGGTCCTTATACTTGCTCGAAGCATGAAGGGAAATACCGGTTGCTGCACTCTTGTTGAGAATAAGCGCATCAATCTTACCATCGTTAAAGTCGCGCGCGAGTTTCTTCTTGTCTGTATCTGCACGCTTTACCTTGGTAACAGTTCCGTTGTCGTTATAAACAAACTCGGTCTGTCTACCGGTCAGCTCGCCAACCTTATAGCCAGCCTTCTGCAGCTCGTTCTTGATTACATCAATAGGAGAGAGGGAAAGACCGGTACTTGTCTGCTCAATCTTCTTTTCCAGTTCGTGATAAGCATCAACTGCCTCATCGCCCAAATCCGAAAGCTTGATGTAACCGCTTTCGCTATTATCCTTTGCATCCTTCTGGGTATAGCGAAGTGTACCTTCAAGACCCTTCTTCAAAGATGTACCCAAGTCTGGTGCGTCCATTTCCTCGCCAAGCGCAAGGTTGCCAGTCTGCGATTCGTTGGTATTGTTCAACGCAATCACAGGCTTCATGCCCTGCTTCAAATAGTCGATGGCACGTTCTGCAGCAGACTTTGCTTTTAGGGAAAGAAGAACCTGCTGAACGGCATTGAATGCCTTGCTGGCAAATGGCTGATTTTTGATACCCAGGGCAGCCGTTCCCTTCTTGATTCCCATGGTAGACTGAATGGCAGCCAACTCGTCATTACGCTCATCCACGTAACTTGAAACATATTTCTTTTGGAAATTGATAATATCATTAAACAATCCGATGATGCTATCATACTGTTCTCGCTGCTCCTGCACTCGCTCTGGATCATCAATAGCCTTCCAGTCGATGGTTACGCCAGTCATATCTCGCTCACGGCGAATCATCTGACCGCATTGCGTCAAGGTCTGGCTCATAATCTCCTGCAAGGTTGCACCACCACGCTTCACCGCATCAATCAAATCGGATGATTTCATACCGCCCTCGTTCATGGCAGTACGCAAAGCGTAGATAGGCATGTTGTCTGGTCTCTTGGCAAAGGTAGCCGAGAAGAAGGTAACATTCTTTGCCTTCTGAATAATGTGTTGGAAATAGTTGCCCTGTCCGCTATTGCCACCAGCCGTGTGGCTTTCGTCAAGGATAAGATAGGCGTTACCCATCAGTTTTTCAATAGCATCACGTCTTTTCTGTCCGCTCAGAGCAGCAGCACCGAAAGATTTACCCTTCGCAAGCTTTCTCTCCTTGCGGTTGCCATCCTCGTCAAACTCATACACACCATTGCTTACTTGGCTGTAAGTAGTCAATACATAGTCATATTCGTCTGGCAGCTTTCCATTCTTTTCGATGTAATCAAGCACTCGCTTCACCTCGCTCTTCGATGGCAAAGCAAATACTACTTTTCCGTCTGAGTCGGTAATGGCAGCTTCCTTGGCGCTACCGAATACAAATGGTCTTAGGTCTGGGCTGCCAATATCCACCAAGTCACGGTAAACATCGCTCAGCAATCCTGCTGTCTTGGTGAAATATACAGGAACCTGACCCTGCTTCTTGGCGTATCTGATAAGTGAAGCAGCCTGTCTTCCCTTACCGATACCTGTCATATCTCCAATGATGAAGGCATTGCCCTTCTTTGCCTGCTGCAAGGCAAGGGCTACAGAGTCAACCTGCTCTGCAGCAAGATGAGAATACAAATCATCCTTATCATTATAGCCCAGCTCGTCAACAAGGAACTGGTCGGCATCGCCCAACTTTTCAAGATTCTTGTTTACTGCCTCCTGCTGATCGGCAGGCATCACGGCTTTCAGAGTGAATGGATTTCCACTCTTAGGTGTATAGGTAACTTTCTCGGTGCTTAATCCACGTACGGATTTGTCCACCCGCTGTAATTGTCCCCGTGGTCCGCTTCCGCTCCCGGCGTTGGAAGGCTCATCAGTACTTGGCTGAGCGTCATTCCGTCCAGCTCCTCCTGATCCATTTCCTCGCTGCTCATTGGTTCCAGTGGTTGGTTCTTTGCTTGGAGAAGGCTCTGTCCCTGTTCCGTCTGCTCTACTATCTCCATTAGGAAGTCCTCCATCTTGTCTTGGCTCGGTTCCTCGTTGATTTTCCAAGTCATCATGGGTTCCTGATACGGAAGTGGAGTCAAATAGGTCAGACTCTCGCTCACCATCTGGTTTGCTTCCTCCTCGTTCTCCTGCTCGTACTCTCTCTTTAGGAGTACCAGCAGCGCCTTGTTTATCAAGTTCTGGTTGAGCACTTCTTGTTTCTCCTCCGATGGAAGAATCCATCCGTTCACCTCGTAGTATATCATCTTCAATTCGTTTATAAAGTTCGTCATAATCTTTCACGGTCTCTGCTCTAGCCTTATCCTTTACTGGTGGAAAGGCATTTTCATTCAAGCGTCTTCCGTTTATTAATATAATACGTGTAGGGTAGCTGGTTCCCTGCTTTGCATAGAGACTGCCATCCACATTAATCACGTCCTCCACATTATAGTGGCTATAGAGATAACCAAGGAAAGCCTTATCTTTCGGATTCAGACTTCCGTTCTTGGCGTATTCCGTCTTGCCGCCGACGATAATGGCTGCACGGCCATCGTCTTTCATGCTCTCCAAGGCATTGATAGCCATCTGTCCTTCCAAAGAAGAAATCTTATAGCCGTCATACTCCTTAGGGGTAGCACTACCGAATGGTGGGTTTGTTACCACCACGTCAACGTCCTTGTCTGCAAAAGGCTGAGTTCCGTCCTGACTGGTCACGTTCTTGAAGCCCTGTCTTCTCAGGTTCGCCAATCGCTGGGCATCAATATCGTTCACATGCACCTTATCCATTGGCAAGCCGATGGTAAGCATACCGTTGCCGGCACTAGGCTCCAGAGTACTCTCAATCACCTTGCCGTTACCCTTCACATACATATCCGCAAGGAAAGCGTAAGGGGCAGGGGTAGAGTACTGCTGCTTCATCACTCGCTCAGAATCACGCTGGTTGAGGCTAGGCTGATTCTCATAGAGTGTCTTGATGCGTTCAAACTTCACGGCATCGTTGGTTGATTCAGAAGAAGCGATACCTCTTGCTCGCTTAACAATAGCAGTCTCAGCAAGCTCCTGCAAGTCCGTGTCCTTAATATCCTTCAAGCCAACTCTTTCAGCGATTTGTCTCAGTTCAACTATTCCGTTAAACTTATGCTTGAAACCCAACTTTATGTTCACGGTATCAATAAACTTCTTCTCAGCCATCTTTCTCTCCTCGGCAGTCTTTGAGTCACCCACCAGATTCTCCTGATGCTTAGGCGAAGTTTTCTCGTAGAAGTCAGCCCAATCCTTCAAACTCATGCGCTGCTCACCATCGCGATAGCGGATATTCATCATCTGCTCATAGATAGCATCCACGTCTTCCTTCTTAAAGAGCTTGGCAGCAGGAGCAAACTCCTTGCGCATTTCCTTCACCACGTCTTCAAGATTGTGCATACCTCTCTTGATTCTCAGATAAGCATTTTCGGCCATGGCGCTCACCAGCTTAGGCAATACTTCCAACTGTCTAGAGTTAAGACCAATAAACGAAGCGGATATTTCGTCCTTACCGGCATTCTTGAGCATATCCCAAAGGTCATTAACCTTCTTGTTGGAAGCTGCTACTGCTGCATCGTCAGCCTTCTGCTGAGGCTTCTTCTCTGTCTCAGCCTTAGTTTTCTTCTCCTTACCAAAAGCTTCTGCTGCATTCTTGATTCCTTCCATAGGGTCAGCAGATGGTTCCGTTTTAGGAGTCTCAACCTTTGGTTCAGTCTTCTGTCCTCTGGTCTTGGCAAAGATACTTTCATAGATAGCACGATGCAAATCATCTGTCACCTCACCGTTCAGATAATCAAGAGCCATATCCTTGGATAAATCATCCACGTCAGCCTTCATGATCTCCTCCTCAGTCAGAGGATGCTCCTTCTTGAATTCCTTGGCAGCCGCCGCAATCGGGTCAAAAGTAGGGTCTGGCTTCTCTTCCTTAGGAAGGAGTGGGAGAGGTTTTTCTTTTACCTTACCGTCAACATATTCGACAACCTCATTCAGGTCGCCAAACTTCTTGCCATCATACTCATAGTATGAGCCGGTATATTCTCCCTTATCGTTTGGCTCATCAACCTTGATAACCTCCTTGTCGCCATCAATAAGAATCTTCTGCCTTGTGATAGGACCGTTCTCAGATGGAGTTTCGGTTTCCTCGTCAGTAACCTTAATACGACTTTCAAGTTCTTTGTTTACTAAGTCGTCTGGTTCTTCTACTCTTGGTCGTTCTGGTTCTGTTCCTGCTTCTGCTGGTTCATTTCCTCCTGATGCTTCTTGTTGAGGTTCTTCATTGCCTGAAACATCATTGCCTCCTTCAATTTCTGAATGTCCTGTTCCATAATCTTGCCATTTTTTAAAGTTCAAATACTCATTAATTAACTCTTCCTTGGTAGGAGCTGCCTCAAACATATTGCCCTCGCCAGTATTTCTAGCCTTAGCGATGCGGTTGTATTCGTCAAGCAAATCTCTGAAATCAGAAACCTTGCCCTCCAAGGCTAAAGCCATCATCTGAGAGATAGAAGAGTAACGCTTAGCCGCATCCTCACCGAACATGTCTGGTGTTCTCAGCAGCGTATCAACCTTATTGCCACCCTGTCTTGCCTCATAGAGCAACTGTATAGCCTGATCAATCTCATCACGAAGAGAGAACTCACCCAGCTTCATGTTGTCCATTACCGAGCGGATAGCGTTGATAGCCTTATTCTTCACCGTAGAGTCGATGCCCAACATTCTGATAGTCTCTGGCTTGAAGATTGAACCCAACAGAAGGTTCTTCACATACTCCCTGCCTTGTGCAGAAAGCCGTTCAGGACTATCCATCATCTGTGCCACCTCGTTCTGTCCGATGATGCCTTTATCTACTAACGTCTTCACCAAGTCATTTATTGCCTTGGAATTGTTAAAGAAAGCATCAAGAGAGCCATTTCCCTCAATCTCTGCAACAATCGCACCTACTTCGTCAGAAGTCAAGGTCTTAGCCTTGGCAACCGCCTGTTCGGTATTGCTCTGTGTCTTCTTCTCGTTTCTGTTGAATTTGGAGAAGGTAGCCGTATCGTATGGCAGTCTCTCATCCGTCACCAATACAAGACGTGGATGCTCGATTCCACTCTGCTCAATCTGCTCTCTGGTAAAGCCGAAGTTCTCGGCATTCTCCAAAAGGTCGTTGATGTATTCTGCGTCTGTGCCTTCCTTTGCAGCCTTCTGTCCTGCCATGGTTCTACCGTTACCATCATAAACGATACCCTCGTCAGATACCACTGGCACCTGCTCGATAGCCATACCGTTATACTTCCTAGCAATCTGGTCCGTATTCTGCTGAGCCGCCTTGTCGTGCTCATAGTCACGGTCATTCACGGTTCTGCCCTCAGCATCGGTAGGGAATCCCTCAGATTTCTTATAGCCATTGTTCACATCGTGAGAAGGAGTAAGACTTTCTGCCGGCACAATCTCATAGTGTCCCTTAATCTTTGTCTCTCCGTCAGGCAGCATTCTTGTACGCTTGTTACCCACCAGTCTTGGTGCATTCACAAACTTCTGTGCAGCCACGCTACCAGCTTCATGTGCGCCCTCAGTCTGTTCTGTATTACCCACAGTCTCCGCAACCTTCTTGGCAGTCATAGCCTTCTTGATATTCTGAGCGTGGTCCAGCTGCTTCTTGGCAGCTTCAATAGTCTGATTCTTCAAAGTCTCCTGCTCCATGATGTCGTTAGGTTCGGCGGTATAGTCCACCTTCATCTTCTCGGCATCCTTCAAAGCCTTCTCTGCTTTCTGAATCTGTCCGTCCACTACCTTCTCGGCATTATCCCCGAAATCCTCAGTAAGAATCTCCGCACTCTGCTCAGGAGTCATTTTCTCATAGTCAGGCGTAGGTCTTCCCTTGCTGTCCGTAGCCATAGGAACATCTGAACCATCGGCAAACTTACGGGTAGGCTGAGGCTGCTCTTGTGGTACAAATTTCTCGGTTTTGGTATTATTTTCGCCCGATGCGGTATTATTTTCGCCCGATGCGGTATTATTTTCCTCATTTGTGGTATTATCTTGTGGTGCTTCCTGCTCCTTTGGCTGAGGCTTGGCAGCATCCTGCATAGCTTGCTCCTGTGCTGCCTGATTGTATGGCTCAGAGTTCTTCATCTGTAATCTCTGACGATATTCTGCAGCAAACTGGTCGATAGGCTGATTCTGAAACAGAGTAACCTCATCTGCCTTCACATAAACCATTTCCCTGGTATTAGGGTCGAAGCAGACAAGCATATCGCCGCTACCTTCCTTGGCTCTACCTGTAGTCTGGTCAAAGGCAACATCACCCGAACCAACAAGAAGTGTTCTTCCGTTGCTGTCTTGCACGTACAAAGCTTGCTCGCCATTCATCGGCTGGCCATTCAATGTTCCGTGATAGCTCCAATCAGAAATAAAGCTCTTCACATTTTCCTCTATGACATCAGCAGTAGCTTCCTGCATACCCTGCACTCTAGCGTTCGCATTAATATATTGGGCAAGTGGGGTCAACTCTTCTTGGGTCAATCCATTCTGAATGAGTGCATCGTAAATCTGTGCCGGTGTCAAGCCCTGCTGGTGCAATTTCTCAAATGTTTGCTTGAACACATCGTTGCTATCCATTGCTTCATCAACCGCCTGTTCTGCATTCCGAAGGTTGCGCAACTCATCAACTACCACGCCGCTATCCGGGTTGTCCGTTCCCAGACTATGCTCCTCGGCAACCGTCTTGCCTTGGCTGGCAGACTGGTCTGCGTGTGGTCTCCAGCTAGGAAAAAGCTCATCTTCGAGTGCTCTCTTCACATGATAGAAGATTCTGTTCTCCTCATCGGTACGCTTCATTGGGTCCTTGCGCATGATTTTGTCAATATCAATAACAATGCTTCCTTCTTTACCAAGAATTTCTTTGATAGAAGCCATGAAGTTATTAGTATAGCCTCTGCTTTCTGATCTGAGGTAGCCAAGCAAACCGTTTTTGTCCGCATACTTCTCCCAGTCAAGATAGAGCGCACTCTTCTGGTTGCGCAACTCATTAATCAGTCGGGCATTATTCGGGTCTGTAATATCCTTATTCTCGTCATATCCGTTTTCTTTAAGAAATCTAAACGCTAGATTAGTGACAGTTCCATCATCATCTAAGAACTGCATATCCTTCATTCTTGCATAGCCCATCAGCGACATCATATCGTCATTATCACGATAAAGCTTCTGCTTGTAAAGAATAGCTCTGCGCTCATCGGCATTCTTATAAGAGGTACGTGTAAGCAGTGTTCCGTTCTTGGTGTATTCCAGAATCTGCTTGTTTTTCACGTCGTTCACGCTTCGGTAGCTTTTGCCTCTTGTCGTGTTAAACAGTCCCATGGCCGCATTCACCTTCTCTTTGGTGCTCTGAGAAACGTCTGGGTCGTTCATAAAATCCGTGTAAGCAGTCTTATACTTCGGGTCTCTTGGGGCTGTCTTCGATGCACGGTCCATCTTTGTAAAGGCATCCATCAGATTCTTGCCCGATGCAGAAGAAATCAGCTCGTTCTTCTCATCAGGAGTCAGACGAATATCCACGGCGATAGGGGAACCGTTGTCATTCTTGCCAATCACGAAATTACCACCGCTGTTATGGGTAAGATGATGCAGGATATTGCCCATCTTCACGAAGTTGCTAGGTTCGCCAGCCTTGAAAGCACCCACCATCACCACGTCTTCCAGCCAAGTGCCGAAGGAAATATCCTTGTCGCCAGTCACGTTGTCGGCAACCATCATGGTTCCAGCCTCAACACCGAGACCTGCGGCAGTAGCACCAAACTTCTGTGCGCCATGAAGCAATCGCTCTCCAGTGCTCTTTTCCATGCCGGTGATTCCGAACTTGGAAACCCAAGGAGACATCACCGCACCAGATACACCGAACATAGCACCAGTTACAGCACCGTGTTCTGCACCTTTCAGACCAGCCTCACCGATAGCCTGCAAAGAAGTATCATCGCCAGTAGAAGCCTGATTCAAAGCAGCACTCGCACCCGAATATCCTGCAAGATTCAGCGAACTTGTAGCCGTTCTAGTGCCCAATCCCGACATGATCTTCTGTGCCGTTGTCATATTGGCAACCTTGAAAGCCATCTGCTGTGCTGTAAGTCTCTGTGCTGCCTTCATCACGCCAGCCTTCACCAGTCCGTTTGTCAGAACTCGGGTTCCTGCATTCACGGCAGCACTCGCACCTGCACCGATTACGGCAAGCGGACCAGAATCTGCAGCCATGTTTACGGCAGTAGATGCGAATCTCGTACCGATGCCCGAGCGATAGGTTTCATCCTTGTGACCGGCCACCTTCTGAATCTCTGCATCACCGTCTGCGATAGCGATACCTTCCTGCAATCTCTGTCTGGTATCTCTAGACATCACAGATGGAGCCACCACCATACCGATAATAGAGTTGCTGAGGTTCTTGGCAATGTAATCAAGCGCACCATGAGGCATGATTTCCTCCTGATTTCGCATCGTCAGAGCCTTCTGAGCATAGTTCATAATCTCTGGAGTAACGTATTTGTCCACGTATTCCTCCATACTCATGTTCAGCTTCTCTGCGCTCTCAGCAATATGGCGCTGCATACCCTTCTGCGAATAAATCTCATTGATTTTGCTGCTGAGATTGTTCATCAGAACGTTCTGACGGTTCACCTGTTCCTGCGTCTGAGCATCACGGAAAGCCTGTTCCTTTACCGACTGAGGCGCATAGATGCCGCCCATCTTGTCAAGGTTCTGCTGATACTGCTGACGTGTTAATTCCTGCGCCTCATTTATGGAAGAATCAACCAGACTGAGAAGATCATTACCCAAAATACCTTCGGTCTGTCCGTCATTTCTTACGAACTTGTTGCCATCAACCTCATACTGGGCAAGATTCCTTGCATCGTCCTCTCTCTGCTGCTTACCTCTAGCCCTGCGAGCTTCAGGAGTAGAAAGCTGCTGCATCGTCTCGTTGAAGTTCTTGGCAGTAGGGGTTATTCTGCTTCTGCTGATAGGGGTTGCTCTCTGCTGTTCCTGACGTGCAGACTGCTCTTGTGCTCTTTGCATGCGCGCGCGCATGTTGCTAGCCTGAGCCTGCTGCATCGGGTTCATCTGGTCGTTGCGCATGTGCATCAACTGCCAGTTCTTCATATAGTCTGTACCAGAAGCAGTAGCCGTACTAGGCTGCTGAGGTCTCCGAGGCTGCTGCCTCTGCTGCTTATACTGAGCTGCCACCTTCTGTGCCCTCTGCGAAGTAGTCATTGGCTTCTGCTGCGCTACCGGCTTCTGCTGAGGCTTCGGATTTACAGCATGGAGTCCAAGCCGCTGCGCAAACTCCTCATAGGAATTACTGGAAACAGCACCATCAGCATGAAGCGCATCATAGAGCTGCTTTCTGTTATGATAGCCCTGCTTGCCAGGCGCATACACGAACTTTCTGAAATGTTCTCTAGTTCCCGATACTGCGCCATCTGCTTTCAAGGCGTTATAAAGTTGGTCAAATTTATCTCCAGCCATATATTATATATTAATGTTTATAAACCAAGTTTCTTTGTATTCTTATATCCGTTCTTCGACTTGCCGGCAGATTTAGCTGCTCTCTTTCTGGCTTCTTCCCTCTGTCTTCGCAGCGCTCCTGCTCTCTGTGCAACAGAAGAACCGCTTTGTCTGTTGGTGGTTCTTGTAGTAGAGCCATCCCTGTTGAACACTTCCTTGCTGCTTGAAGTAGATGAATTGCCAGAAGTATTACCATTGTAGTAAGCTTCATTTGCTTCATACATGGTCTTGTTGGATGCGTAATGTGGTTTTCCTTCTGCATCCCAAGTTACGTATTTGGCAGAAGAGCCTCCACCGCCGCCTGATCGTCCACGTCCGCTTCCTTTATGGGTAGCATTATACTGTGAAATGCTCAATCTTCTGTTGGTCTGCTCGTCCTTCGCCTTATCACGCTGCTGCTTATATTCGAAGTCTCGCTGGTCCTTCTGCTGCTTATACTGTGCTGCTGCAGCATCCTTGCCCTGACGATAGTCGAACTTATCCCTGGCAAGCTGATTATTCTGGTTCCTCATGCCAAGAAGCAGTTCCCTGTAGGCATTCTGTGCATTGGCAGCACGTTCCTTCAAGCTGAGATTAGCCTGCTTGTAAGCCGCATCTGCATCAAGTGCAGCTTCCTTCTGTCTCTCAGCCTTGCGGTTCTGATAGACCTGTTCCATCATGGCAGTAGGGTCATTGAACTGCTGCAAAGGAGCGCCCTTGGAAGTATTCACGATATTTCCCATGTGACGGATGGCATCGGCAAAGGCAGCGATATTCTCACGGTTGGTAGTGATTCGGCGGTCATACTCTTCAGGAGTCTCACCCTCACGCATTCCCGGTCTGCTCTTCGGCATAATCTTGCCGAGCCAACTGAAAAAGCCGCCATCCCTCTGCTTTGGGTCTGCCTCAAACTCAGGAACCTGCTGTTCCTGTGGCATCTGAAAGCCGCTCAGAGCAGTAGAAAGCGTATCATAGCGAGGTGTTCCGTCAGCATTCCAACCGGTAGAAGGCTGTGGCATTCCTTCAAAATTGCTCTGAGGCTGAGGGGTATTCTCTGCTGCATCGCCCATGTAAGGAGTCTGTACTGGTCCCAAGGCAGGGTTAGCATTACCGTTGCCCTGCGGAACGAACTCTTCCTGCTTAGGCATCTGGGTGAAGTCTGTAATAGGTGCTGCGCCAGTCTGAACAGGCTGAGCCTCAAACTTACCGGTAGCACCGCCCCCATTGCCGAAGAAGTTAACGCCAGCACCGCCATTTACCCCCGCGGACCCTCCGTTACCTCCATTCATCACCTGATCATAATCGGGATATTTCGCCCTCATCAGGTCATGTACAGCCTCAGGATAGCCGCCGATAGTTACCGGCTTCTTCCTAGGCTGCTGCGTATTCTGATTATTGTTTACTACCATAAGTGTTGTATATTCTTAAATAAGTCTCTAACATCCTCACCATATAGCCTAACCGTAACCTTTAAGCTTGGAGAAACATCTTTCTGGTTTGTAACTTCTCCATGAGAATTATCATCTTTGAAAGGGGAAAGTTTCTTCTCCTCTTCCTCTATAAAATCATACAGCTGAGGGTTGAATCTGTAGCCATTCGCCCAACGGCGATATTCTTCGAATTCTTTTGAGGAGACTTTTCCTTCATAGACTATAACATTTGCCAGCTTCCGGATCATCTTCTCAGCAGCAATACCATATTCGCAATACTCCTTAGAACCTTTACGAACGATTTCAACAAGCTTGGACTTCTCCTCCAACTCCTTCTTGGTAGCCGCCAGTTCATTACCTAAGTCGGCAATCACCTCGTCCTTCTCTGCAATCACCTTCTCTTTGTAAGCGAGAGCACTCTCGGCACTCTTCAAAGCCTGAGCATCAATCTCGTCAACAACCTTGTCTGCAAGCTTCTTCTTCAACTTCTCATTCTCCCCAACATACTTAAGACCTAACTCGGCAAGATTCTTCTCACGAATCTTTGTAAGGCGAAGTTCCTCGTTTTTATCACATAACTCCTGTGATAAATCCAGATTCTCGCCGAACATCTTAATCTTTCCTCTTAGGTGTCTAGAACTTTCCTTTCTAAACTCCTCAATCTTCAAGTTCTTCTTATGGATAATCTTGTTGAGTCGGGAAATCTTTTTAGTGAGATGCTTAATCTTCTTTCCCTGCTCATCCAACAAGGCATCGTTGAACTGGGAGGCTGCTTCTTCAAGGGCAGGAGAACCAGACGTAGGTGCATTGCTATGCTCTTCAAGCTGCTCCTTCAAACGAGCCTTGCGAGCGTTAAAGTCACACACTTCCATCATGATCATATAACCGGCAGAACAAACAATCTGCATAGCTTCACAAATCTCAGGACTCTCTAATTCAATAAAGCATTCGCTAACATCGCAAGGCTTACCAGGACCTTCAAGCTTAAAACCTTCTTTCATCAACATATCCTTTGCTTCTTCTAATGTCATAATCTATCCAATTAAAATAATGATTAATAAACCAGCAAATGCGCCTAACACATCTGCTACAATATCCTTGTTGTCAAACAAGCCGTATGTGTTATAGTCGTATGCCTCCTTCAATATGCCGGCAATAATTGCTATCATGCAAGCTGATACAGCCGAAGCCGTAATACCCAGACCGAGCAGGTTCATATTCAAAAGAGCAACAACCATCGTGATCAGGCAGCAAGTCTCAAAGTGCAATACTTTGTCCTCGCCACCAATTCGCTTTATAAATCTCTGAAATCTATTCATACTATTTTGTTTTAATATTAATCTTTCTTGAACATTTCTTTTGAGAATTGTACTAATTCCTCGAATGTAAATGTAGTGTTATCAACTTCATCGTCATGAGCCATATTCCATGTTCCCTTCTTTAGTTTCGGGAGAGTCTTTATAAAAGGCTTTCTGTTTGTGTAAGCACCAGCTAAACCTTTTGGTCTATGATGCCTTTCGTATTCTTTTCTACCACACAGAATAATCTTTGTTCTATTCATAATCTGTAATATTTAATATTGTTAACACTTCCCGAAAATTCAGGGGTGGGGAAAATCGGAAAACCGAAATCCAGAAAAAGGGGGTGGGGGGAGGCAGAATTTCTTTATTTGTATTATTCTACTATAATTTGCAACGGTGGTCGAAGGGGGTGGGGGTCTTGGGGTTGCCTGTTGTGCCTCGTCCACCTTGCCTGTCGCTCATCCACTCCACCTTTTAGCTGCCTACCCAAGTCTCGACAAGCCAACTGCCTTCTTCAAGCGGTATTGGTTCTTCTCCTCGGGAGACATCATGCTCTCAGCCAAGTGGTCGCTTGCAGCAGAACGAGCGGTCTCATTCATGGTGTGTGATACATTTGTGTTATCAATTGGCTTTTCATTTGAGCCTAAAGCGTTGGCTTTCACCGCTTTAGCACCATCGAGTTCTGACCCCAATTGGTTCACACCGAAATTGAACATCGCATTTGACGCATTTTGAGCCGCATCGCTAGTGGCTTGCGCCTTCTGCTGCTCGATTTGCTGACGTTCTCTAGACAACTGCTGAGTGTTTTGAAGGTGAGCGTCCTCCACATGCTGCTTGCGAGCCGTGTCCTGTGCCGCTACGTTGGCTATCGTGTCGCCCATAGCCTTATTAGCACTCTCCTTCGCCATTGCCACGCTTGCAGCAGTTCCACCGCCAACAGCAGCAGCGCCATCAGCCTTGCGGACATACTCGTCCTGTACTTCCTTCGCCCTTCTCATGAGGTTTTGACCCGCTTTCGTGTCAAGGTAGTCCGTGTTGTAGTTCTTGTCGTACCAAGCCTTCTCAGCGTTCGTTCTGTACGTGTTCTCCGCTTGTGCCCTTCTAGCTGCCTTCTTAGCCTTGTTAGCACCGAAGAGAGAGGAGCCAACGCCAAGCGCCAAGGATGCAGCACCTAAGACCCATTCTTTCTTATCCCCGAGAACAGGGCAAGAGGTCAAATGCTTTGGGATTTTTGATAATATTTCCGTCATAATTGCAATTATTTGATGTTTCGAGGGCAAATATATAATATTTGAAGGTTCGTTTTGCCGTGTTCCAACCTCGGTCGAAATCGCCCCAAATCCCACCAATTTCTTTCTCGGGGCGCAACTCACCCCTTTTCCTTCTCCCTCTTCGCCCTCTAAAAGACCCATTTTGTAAACATACGTGATTATTGTAAAGAAAAGACAAGTGGTTAATTATAAGCAAGTTAGTTTCAATCACTCCCGAGGAAGAATAAAAGCAAATTGTAAAGAAAGTTCTTATTTCATAAAAGAAGATTCTTTGCAAACAAAAAAGGGTTTTGCATTAATAGGTACGCACGCACGCAAGAAGTTCGTTAGCAAACTTTAACTAGCCGTATTTAGCCTTCTTGAATGTTTTTCACCCTAAATCAAGATAAAGTCGCTCATTTCTTGCGATTTTTGCGATTTTCGGGCAGTTGGTCGGGATTTCTCCCAAATTCGCAAGTTTTGAGCCGTTTAAGAGCCATTTGCAAGCAGATTAGAGCCGATTTTGTGGGTTTTTCGTAGATTTCATGGTTTTGTGCAAGATAATGCGCTCATCTAGGATTAAGGCTTTTAGAAGATGATTTAGGCGGTTTTGATTTTCCTAGTTGGAAAAATATTTTTTCCTAGTTAGGGAAATTGTTTTCTTTAGTAGTGTGGTTTCCTGTACTCTCTCTTCTCTTGTGTGTTCTCCTTATGGGTGAGAGTGAAGAATCCTCGGTGGAGATAAGGGGGCAGCGCCCCCACGGGCGCAAGCGCCCTCCCCATGCCCTGTGGGGCTGACGCCCTCACCACAAGCCTTGCAGCCACTTGCCGAAGGTGTATACCGAATACAGGTAGCACACCACGATGAGCAGTTGCAAGAGCCACTCAGCATACTTCACGGATGATTTCTTATGTTCCTCCACCTTCCCGAATACATTAAAGAGATAGGCTATACAAACGAGTGAGACTGCACCGAAGGCGAGCCACATGATAATTTGGACTATAATCATTTCGCTATAATCCTTAACTCATCAACTTGCTTGAAGAACTCCTCCAATGTATCGGCAGTATAGTGGATGCCCTTATAGCGGATAAAGCTAGCAAAACCTTCTTTGCTATCCTCCTCGAAGAGTTCAGACACCTTGCAGCCGATTATCTCTGCCATTTGTTCAAGCCTATCAATACCAAACTTTTTGCGAGCTAACATTTGGCTAAGTGATATAGGCTCAATGCCCATACCTTTAGCCAAATCTTTTTGCTGCATCCCATGTGCTTTTAAGCACTCTTTTATTCTCAATTGTACCATAATTCTATTTTTTGTGGCAAAGATAATAAAAATATAGCATATAACAATAACTATTACTTATTTTAACGCACAAATATAGTACAAAAACCATCTTGAAGCGCAAAGTTATGTTTAAATGCTATACTTTTGTGTAAAATATCGTTAATAAACATAATAAAATTTGGAGAGTATAGCATAAATACTTATCTTTGCACTCGAAATCAAGTTAGTTTGATTTTAGAGGAACGATGGCACGTTTAGAACTTCACGTTTAACTACCTCTATAAAAGTACAGATTAGTCGGGAAAGTCAGAGAGATAGAACTCTTCAAACATCAACGGAAAATGCGACCGAGTTAGTTGCCACTCTAAAAAGCAACAAGACAAAGAAGTCTCAAACACTCATCACGCAAGATGTAAAAACGCTAGTCGTGTTAGACTAGAGAAACATCGAAACACGTCAACCCACGGACGTTAAACGAAGGGAGTTAGGTCACATGTAACTTGTGAACGTTGGGCGCAAACGTACACCTGCACTTTGTATGTATAACATTTTAACAACAACGACAATGGAAACAACAAAGATGTGTTTATTAGAATTGACTAAGGCTGATGCTATGGTATTAGTCAACGTAATTAGAAGAACTGCAAACGAGAATCCATTTCATTGGAAGGAAAGCAGCGTTGAGAAGACAAGAGACCTGTACGATAACGTAATCGCTCAGTTGTACGACTATAAATATTAAAGACTATGGCAAAGTTAGCAGATTATATCGCTTGTAGCCTAATTTATCACAAGGGCAACAAGTTCGAAATCGATGAAGAAAGAACCATAATGCCTTGCATATACGAGGATAGTGACGAATATATCAAAGAGTATTGGGGAGACAACGAGTTTATCGGGAAGTTTCCTGTAACGTACAAAGGAAAGGAAGTACAAGTTCTTGTGTTCAAAGACTATGAAGAGTACTTTGGAGTATTCAAAGACGAAGAAAACAAGGGCATGAAGACGTATATCGTAGTACAGGAATTCTCAGAACCCGAGAAAGAGCCAAAGATTATCGCTCAATTCAATGAAAGGTGGCAAGCAGAACATTACGCTTGTCATCATGAAGGGAGACTTTGGGTGTATGAAATGAGTAAGTAACAATGTGGGGAGATAAGGGGGCAGCGCCCCCACGGGGCGTACGCCCCTCCCCACGCCTAACGGACAAAAGATTATAATATATGGCAGTAGCAAAGAAGATAGAGTTGACGGCTAATCAATTGTGGGTGCTTAAGTATATCCTGCATGAGGTTGCCAGTAGTGAGGAAGGTGCTAACGGCATCTACCTCACTCCAAAGGAAAGAGTTTCACTCGGACAGATAAGAAGTAAATTGTAAAGGTATGTTGAACCATTTAAAATTTTAGAGTATGAAAGTATTTCTTTTTTATCGTACAGATAATTGGAACTCCCATGATAGCAAGGATTTGGTATATATCGGGACAAACAAAGAGGCTAGTATCAAAAAACTAATGAAGTTGGAGAGCGAGCCAATCACTGAGGAACAGGCTGAGGACATCCAAAGAATGAACCAAAGCCAATGCAATAACGTGGGATATGAATGGGTAGTTGAGGTTTGGACTCCTAACCATTTGGTAGAGTAACTTTAATCTTTAAGCAGATAGGAGATTGATATTTATGGAAAAGGAAGTTCATGTTATACTGAAGGGCGACTGCTATTCTATGAATACATATTGCAGCACCCTCAAAGAGTTTTTGGAAATGAGACACCTCAAGAGAAGTGACGTTTCCGATTGGTGGAAAGAATAATTATTAAAGTTAAGAGTTATGGCAAATAATATCGTAGAGTTCAGTATAGTTAGAATACCCGCTGAAGGAGGAGTAAAAGTTGAACCGATTTCCTGTAAGATATGCACTGATAATCGTGTGAAGGAAATCAAGAAACAGATGAAGAAGTTAGGCTACAAGTACAAAGGACGTGACAGGGATATGTACGACAACATTTTCACGAAGTATATAAAGCTAAGCGAAATCCTTCCCGAGGAAAAAGTATTCTATAAGTATCAAATAACAAGATTAAAATAAACGAATATGGAAAAGACAATAACACTTACAGGCGGTGAAATATATAATATTACATCAGCTATTAACGATAGAATAATCCTTCTAGAGGAATGTATTTCAAGCCACGATGATACTCCTATAACGCACAAGCGATTGAAGGAGTTTAAAGAGATTAAAGCAAAGTTGAACAATTAAAACGATAAGAAAATGGAGAAGACAATAACACTTACAAGCGATGAGATTTCAAGCATCACTCTCGCTATATACGACAAGGTAATGAACCTTTCACAAGCAGCTCTTATTTGTGGTGCGGAACTCACACCGAATGCACAACAGAGAATCGAGAACTTAAAGGCAATCGCCCTTAAATTAAATGGTATAGAATCTTAAAGATAGGAGATAAGAATATGAGAAAGAACAAAACTTACGAGCAGCAGAAGAAGTTCTATGATAAGAACAACGACTATGAGAGTCTAGGGGCATTATTCTTCGAATGGCTTACTAGCGGTTATATGACTGCAAAGCAGATGCAAGATGTGTACAGAGAAGGAACAAAGGAATGCAAGGAGTACATCTTTGAAGACTTGTTTCACCTTGTAGGACACAAAACCTTCTATCAGTTCGTTAGAATCTTCAACTTTGGCAAGAAGTAACATGGAGCGGTCAGCGAATAGAGGAGCACATCACGTTCAAGCCGTGAGACCGCACAAGTTAAATCAATTAATAAATAAACAGAAATGAAAAAGAATATTTGTTTATCTTGCAGATTTGCATTCAGAAATGGCAAATGCAATCGACTTGTAGTATCTAGTATGGGTATGAATGACCGACTTGGCAGTTACTATAAGAAAGACAATAAATGCCCTTATCATGAGGAAGGAAACGATTGTAGAAACAGAGATTATGAGCCTATTAATTTTTATAATTCATAACAATTAAAAGAAAGGAAATTGATATGAAAGTACATCACATTGCACATTACGAGTATGGCAGCAGACCGCACTCGGAAATGAGAGAAAAGGAGTTTCCTACACGTTGGGAGGCTGAGAAGTTTTGTGAGGAGTGGAGAAAAGAGCATTGGTATTTTGGCGGTGCAGCATGGGCAGAAAGCATAACAGAGCCGAGACCTATAACCGCTAACAATGTTCTCGCAGCCGCAGTAATCAAAAAGATTTTAAGATATTAAGGAGGGTTAAGTTATGGACATCACAATTTATGTATTAATCTTCTTAGTTGGCAGTCTTACAGGCTACAGACTGAGAGCAGCAAAAGACATGGAGGACGAGTAATATGAACATTATTAGAGTAACAAAGACATCACGCAACAGGGTTGACGTAGTCTTTACAGGCGACAAGTATCTGTTCCTCAATCCCGATAACGGACTGATAGCTTTGGCACAGAGACACGAATTTGGTTCGGGGTTGTTTCATGTATTGCTTACGGAGCAGATAAGCAAGAAGATGATAGAAGAGACCATAAAGAACAATGAGCCATCAAGCATTATTGCTTTAGGTTTTGAATATAATAACGAGGACAATAAACCTCAGCATACTTTACCATTTATCGTGAAAGTTGAACTAGACAAGAGATAAACAAGAAATTAAATCAATAAAGATATGAAAAAGAGAATTAAGATAGCTTTGGTAGCGGCAACGATAGTTGCCCTACCTCTTATGGGAGCCGGAATGCAGCAGAGCAAGAGCGAGGAGAAATCTTTGCTTGTAGACTTCATCGAGTATTGCAAGACATGTGAGAACCTTAGGCAAGTTGATCCTAACAAGGACTACACCCAAGCAACACTCCATGAGCTGAAGAATGCAGCACGTTTCTATGAGGGACAGGAGAACTTTGCCGACTGCACAGATTATCAGCAGCAAGCAAAGATAGACGAGATTATCGGCAGAACTTATGCCGCTAGAATGATTAACAATAACAAGTAACAAATTTAAATTATAGGAGACAAGAATTATGAATACAAACAATGCAATTTTTATTTTCGGTCACTTGGTAGGCGTTGAGGTAGAGAATATCCAAGACGTGGTGAAGGCACAGGAAATAGGATTTTACCTTTCAGACGAGCAAGGCAATGGTTATGATTACACCATCATGAGAGAAGACGAAGAGGGAAACGAGGTGGAATGTGAGCCAACAGAGCAAGAAATCTTTGAACGTGTTTCAACTGCACTAGCAGACGGAGAAAAGGTGTACGCCTGTATGACATTATCGCCTGATTGGGACGTACAGAGATACGCAAATACGCATCTTAAAACCAACTTCTATGTTGGTCAGCAGGTTTTCCTATTGCGTGATAACAAGATAGCTGAGAAGACGATTTCTCGCATCGTTCTTGAGAAGAGAGAAGACAAAGACAAGGAGTGTTGCAAACTTTTATTAGAATATGATAATGCATACACCAAGAGCACAGACGTCTTTGCCACCAAGGAAGAACTTGTAGAGAGTCTGTTGAAGGAGTAAGTTTAACCCGAGGGAGAGAAATCTCCCTCATAAAACATTTCGAGTATGACTAATTCAGTTGTTAAAAATCTGTTGGCTAAAAAGGATTGGAGCAGTATCATTTTCCGCTTTCCTACATCAAGCTATACTCTGTTCAATAGCGACAGATACGAGATAGATAGTTTCTGTATATATATCCATGACGATACGTCCAGAGAGTACGAGGAAACGAAAGTCTTAGACATAGCAAGTCTGATTTCTATGGAGATTAATAAGAAGAGTTTTGAGGATATTGTAGAGGAGATGTAAGCAAATGACGATAATCATAAAATTTTTCAAGGGAGCCATCTACGTTGACAAGTTCGGACGGAGATACAGGGCACGTACAACGTTCATCATCAAGCAGACCTCATTTACTGAGAGGTTCTTTCTGCCGAACGGAATGCAAGTAGACAAGAGCACTTGTCTTGAGAAGATAAACGAGAAGAGAAAATAGTTGTTGTTGTTATATATAGGGCGAATGCGGTATTCAAGCCGCTACAGATGGTTGCAACGTACCATCCGCCCACTAGTATTAATTTTTAAAAGAAAGGATTTGATTATGAAAAGGTATGAAGTTGAAATCGTAGAGAAAATCACCTACAAGGTACCGCTAGACGCAGCATCATCCGAAGACGCAGAGAATGCCGCAAGACGTTTGTACGATTTGGGTTGTTTGGTGAATGGCGAGTTGGAAAGTGTTACGTTTGATGTAGAAGAGAAGGAGGGCGAGTAACATGAAGAAACAGAAAGTATTTGTGTTGATTAAGCACGGAGCAGACAACCAAGACTATTCGGGCGTTAATATTATTGGGGTATATCGTACCAAGACCGCAGCCAAGGAGCAGATGGCAGAAGAGGAGAATAATATCCTAGACTTCTACAAGGAGGAATATCCCGATAACTATGAAGTGTCTGAAGACAAGGACGAATCATCATGGAGTTGTTCTTGCAAGGATAGTACTATGTTTGATGAGTTGTTAATAACAGAAAGTGAATTAGAATCATGATAAAGAAATTTCTATTCAACGAGTTCGGCGTATGCACGAATCCTGACAAGACTGAAATCGGCAGCGGAATCCCCCATATCGAAATATCCACAGCTTATGTTAGAGGAAAGTGGACGTATGGTGTGATGTACATGCTAGCAGATAGAGGAGGGGCGTTTGGAACTAACCTCAGCAACACGAATTGGTTCAAGACACAGGAAGATGCCATAGAGCATGCTTTGAATTGGGCAAAACATTGGCTTAACGTACAGATAGAGCAAGAGCGCAACCGGAATAGTTCTGTTTGTAAGAGCGCAGCTAAGATACTGAAGGAGATAGAAAATCTACTCCCGAAGAAGAGATATGTACAACTAGAATTATTTGAGTTTTAAGAATATGAATAAGCAAGAATTTATCTTCGTCTTCCCTCAGTCGGGGGAGACAATAACAAAGAAAATGAATCCTTTGGCGGTGAAGGATGCAGCCGTGAAGTATCTGAAAATGCAGAACGAGGTAAGAGGAGACATCTGTATCATCAAGAACGCCCATGAAGATGTTGTGGCCATGGCCTACGTGAGCGAAATGATGAAGGTTTCCTTCTTCACCGAGGATGAAAGTGTGAACGACATCAAACCGATAGGAGTAATCGAGGAAGGAGGGGAAAAATGAAATTACGACAGGCGAAGAAGATACTTTGTAGAAAGAAAAACTATTTTTGGAGACCCCGAATCATGGCTTATGCTTATGGCTTTGGTGAAGACCACAGAATCACAAAGGCTATCTGTAGGGTTCGAGCCTATCAGAAGAAAGGAGGTAAGCTATGAGTAAACAGGAATGGTTCGTGCTCTTTATCTTCTTATTCACGATACTGATGGCAATATTAGGTTGAGGATATGGAAAAGGCAAGAATCATAATCTACGATGATTGGGCGATACTCGATGAGACAGAGACCTTCTTCAAGGATAAATCCTATCTTATTGGCATCGCCAAATCTACCCTTCAGCAGACGCCCGATGCGGTAATTGCTGAAGTTTGGGTAAATGACCGGCTGAAAATGAAGTTCCGCATCAATAGCAAGGGCAAGGTTCAGCAATGCAAGGTCAGTCAGCATCCAGGGTGGGGTGGTTGCAGAGAGCGAGCCGGAACACCGAGCAAGGGGGCAGCTGCCCTCATCCATAGGGTTGTGACGCATGTAAACGAAGATATGTTTGAGTTTTGCGAATCCCTCGGTCGCAACAAAGCCGAATGGATCAGACAGGCTATAGCCGAGAAACGAGAACGTGAAGACAAGGAAAAAGCAGGGCACTAGGCTCTGCTTTTTCTGTTACCATGTTATCATTCGGTCGTACTGACAATGCCACATATAAGCAAGGTGTCTCTTATATTCTTTAATGGCAGCTAAACGTGCCCTTGCTTTCCATTTAGTACGCCTTCCTACTATTACATACTCAACACTCTCTTCGTATACGAATTTATAGTCACGGATATATATTCTTACTTTAGTCGGATTTACGTATCTTTCTACGCCATACTTCGCAGCCTTCTTTAGCTTTCGGGGAATGCGAACCTTAAAACCTCTAAAGAATCTTCTTTTCATGCTTACCTCGCTTTCTTCTTGATTTCATTCGGATAGGAAAGTGATTTTGTATTCGCCCATCCATATTCACAAAGCAGTAGTATATCCATTTAGTGCTATAATCACCAAGAAAAGACTTCAACGAATACCTGATTATCTTAGCCTTGCGCCTAAACCTGTAACCTTGACTTTCCCAATACGGACGAGCCTTCTTCATTTGCTTCTTAGCTTTTCTAATACTAGTCATACACTACTCCTTTCTGTTCTTCAAAATAGAATACGATAGGCTTATTGAAAGAAGGAGTAAGCAGACCATAAGCGATACTCATACTTACTTGGAACTTTGCAGCACCTCTAAGCAAGCCTTCAGCCTGTTCTCTTATAGATTCACGGAATTGTTCGATATTCATATCCCGCTTTCTAAAGTTACAGGCTCGGCAAGAAGGCATGTAATTATCCATACTATCCTCACCATGAGAAACGACATACTTACCTTCCTTATCACTCCAACGAGAGTAACCGCCACGATTCTTTGGAACGAAATGGTCTACTTGCATATCTTCGAACTTTATTTCTTTTCCGCAGTATGCGCAATGATGGCCGTACTTCTCCCAAACCTTGATTCTGTCTTCCTTTTTCATACGCAATAGTTTTACTAAACAAACCTTCTGCCTTTCAGAATCACCACTCTTTTATGGCGCTCTGCTGCATCATGCAATTTCTGAAGAAGTTCTTCCTGTGCCCAACGCAGTTTGGCATCATTCAAATACTTATCCATTACCTTTATCAACCTTCCCATCTTCTTTATGATTTTCTTTCTTACCTCTGTATTTCTTTTGAAATTCGTTGAGCATATCGAAGAACGCACATGGGTTATTTGCAGCGGTTTTGGCGATAGACTTTTCCTTAGGTAACTTACGTGTATCATATTGTCCGCGTTTGTGTAAGACCTCCCTAAGCGCATAGAATAGCGCAGCAAAAATCTCACCTTCTGCCATGTTTTCGTCTCTATTCCATTCTGCACGAATATTGACTTTCAGCGTATTCTCTAACGTCCCATCATCTTTGAGGTGAATGATATGTTCAAACGGACGATAGTTGCCTATCGAAATTTCCAATGCACTCGGAGCAATATCCCTAGAAAAATAGGTAGCAACATCAAGAACAATATCCGTATCAGCAGGAACTCTGCTTAGAATATCAACGAACTCGCCAGCCTTACCTAGGATAGGTCTATGCGGATAACCTTCTGTATATTTCATGCTTTTTTCTTGTTGATTTTAGCGATGCGTTCATTGTAAGCATCATAGTCTTGTTTACTAATCTCAATAACGCTCTGGACGATTACTGTTCCACTAACCATATCATACTTGAATTTCTCTTCCGTACTAGTGATGATGTTCATGAGAGGATAGAACTTAATATCCTTTTCTTCCCCTTTAACGCTACACGTAACCGCACTAACGCTAATCTTGTCATCCTTGCGCATGAAGGAGGCTACTGCATAATAATATCTTTCAACTTCCATAAGCTATAATTTTTTACGAAACAACGGATTAACTCTTTTTCTGAACTCAACAAGCGTACATGGATATTTCGCTTTTAACTTGTGATAATGCCTGTAGCGGTGTATCTTCCAAAAAGAATTTACGAAGTCCTTACATTTCTTGAAGGTGTAACAACAAGTACAATCCTTACACCTACCTGTCGAATGCGTCCAGCAGTATGCAAAAATGAGACGCTCTTTTATAAAACTTCCCATAATCCTACAACTTTTCTAATTCTTCCTGTAAGTCATTAATTCTCTTCTCGATGTTGGCGACAACCATCGCTCTCAGTCCTTTGATAACATCATTATCGAGAATGTAACCTATGTTAAGAATACGTCCGTGATCGCACCTTTCTTCAAGATTAACTCTTAAATCCACAGAAGGGAAATTTGCAAACTGCAAAAGTTCTCTTTCACTATCAAGTACTTTCTTCAACTCAATAGCTTTCGTTAAATCTTCTTCTTTCATACGCTATAAATAAAAGCCCCATCCGAAGAGAGGGCAATTAGTTTATTTAACCATCATCATTTGTGGAACATTACCATATACAGGCAACTTACCATCCCACTTCTCAATCCACATCTTCTGCAAGATTGCCGGAGTAAGCGATGCAGTCTTCAACTCATTCGCCTCTCGCTCAGCTTTTGCTTGCACAAGCATCTTCTCAGCCTCAGCCTTCTTTACTGCAACCTCATTGAGTGCACGCTGAGCCTCCTGAATAGCCTTGTTTTTCTGATTGACCGCCTCAACTATCGAACTTGGATATTTCAAGCCAGAAGTAAGCTGTTCCAAATGGAAATGCTCATTGGCGAGAGCCTTGCTGAATTGAGCCTCAATAGCTTTTTCCACCAAATCACGATTGCTGACGATTTGGTCGGTTGTGTATTTGTTCAGCTGAATGCGGAAGGCATCTTTCACGTAGTTGAACAAAGTACCATTCACAATGTCCTTCAACTCCTTGCGGTACTTCTTGAATACCTTTGGCGCATTACCATCCACCATTTTGAGAGAGACCGTAGGATCCACGGTGAATTCTGAGCCATCCTTGGCATTGATGGTGAATGCCGGATAGTCAATAGTCTGCACATAGGTAGGGTACTCATACACCTCCTCTGTGAAAGGATTGTACCACACACGACCGGTAACAAGACTTACATCATCTACGCCTTTGTCGGAACCATAGAGGTTTACCAAGATTCCCTCAGAGCCAGCATCCACACGCTCGCTACAGGAAGTAGTTGAAAACAACGCTGCACCAAGCAGCATAAACAAACACAATTGATTAATCTTTCTTTTCATTGTCTTTTTTATTTTTGAACGTTAAACAATTTGTCGCGATGGAGAACAATATCCATAGGACAAAGCCTAGCACTCCTACAAGGTTAAGATGGTGTCTGCCTTGCTAACTGCCCTAAGACTTAGGCTGAGAATCATAAGCGTTGAGAGCAGCCAAGCTGCAAACAACATCACTTTCCATTTAATCTTCTTCATAATCTATAATTTTTAGTTCGACTTTCATTTAAGGGTACACCCCAACCTTTTCCGCACACCACTAGGGGGCGAGGATTGACCGACTTGAAATTTGGTTTTATATAATTATATATTTACCTACTCAAAGAGTACCAAATATCAAAAGTCTTACCTAGATATAGAAAAGCCATTCCGCAAGCCTTCTTCGTCCCAGTGTATTACCTTTCGGTCGTGCGTTGCCTGTTGAGGTTGGTTGCTCAGAGCAGGACTGAAGGGATATATCTATCTAAGTTAGGGTCGTTTTATATATCGGCAGGTAAACCGAAGAGGACGATACTGATGAAACCTCGTATGTCTTGCCAAAAACTCGGGGAAAATAAAAATCCCCAAGTCGTGTGACGCCGACCTAGGGATTTCGTGATTTATATTGAACCTATTGAATACAGGTAGAATATCGAAGTCTTATATCAATCGTCACATTGACGAGTGCAAAAGTAAGAAAAGTATTTGAAACCGCCAAATTTCAACTTTTGCAAAATATAGTTAAAAAGTAATTAAAAATTTGTGTTATAAAAATGTTATCACTATCTTTGCACCCGAAAGATAAGTGGCTGATATAGACAGCTTTGTGAGAAATTGGTTGTGCCCCCAACGGAATCACAAAATAAGCAAAATAAAACTTATTTGTACAAAATTAGCATGGGAGAACAATGGTAGTAAGTTACTTATTTATAGGTACTTACCTCTGTTGTTCTATTTTGTTTTTAAATATATTTTACAGTTTACCCTCTTTTATGTACTCTTTTCGTAAATAGCTGTTAATCAATATGTTATGAGTTTGGTGTATTGAGAAATCATCCATGTGTGTTACAAATGTGTTATCAAAAAGCGCTAATGTGTTACCAGAATAGAGAAGTTGAAATCCTTAATGACCTTAATGACCATGGCCTTAATGACCGGAAAACGGCCCTAAACATTTATTTGTTTTTCTGATGAAATTCCTTCCTTGTCTTAGCCATTGCTTCTGTAGCCCTATCGTGGGTCTCTATCAGCAGTGGACTCTTGTGATATTGCACGATTTTGACTCCGACTGAGTTGTGCCTTTTCTTTACCTCGATGCATTGAATGATCAAGTCCGGATTGGCTGATTTAGCCGTTGGAGTCTTGTCAAAGTTCTGAATATAGGCAGCGTTGGTCAGGAAGAGAATGTCGGAACCTTCCGGTATTTCCTGCATTACTTTCACCATGAGGGTTAGTATCATGCGGAATTCCGTGGTGTGTAGGTCGCTGATTACATCACGGCTGATGATATTGCCGTTATGCTCAATCACAACGGCAGCACCACCAGCTCGCTCTTTATGGCCATAATCACATGAGCCACCTATCCAAACGTAATATGTAGATGTATCTTGTGTCAT